TCGCCTACAACGCCTAAAGATTTTACATTTACATAAATTAAATTTTTATTAACTGCGTCAACTGTAGGGTATTTAATTCCTGTTCCGTCTGCTGCTAAACTGTTTTGTTTGTTTGAAATATCTTCTTTTAAGTTTAAAGCCGTTTGTTGTGCAGTAGATATAGGTTTGTTTATATCACTAGTATCATTTACATTCGACAATCCAACATCTACTTTACTTAAATCAATATTACCAATACCTTCTAAAGATTGCCCTTCAATAGTTTTTAAAGGTCTTTTAGATTGTATGGTAGCAGTTGTCTCATCTCCAGTGTTAGTTCCACTAGATGTTCCACTACCTGTTACTTTTGTTGCTAATCCATCAACTAATGCTTTAGTGTTAGTGTAAGTTGTTATACTAGATGTAGTAAATGAACTAGATTTATTTACTAAATCCTCTTTACCACTTATATCAGTAATTAAAGTTACATTTCCTGAACCTAATAAACTGCTACCATTTATAGTTTTTATATTAACTCCAGAAACTAAAGCTTCTTGAGCGTTGTCAAGTTTATTCTTTTCAAGTTGAGTTAAATGAATAAAGTTACCTTCATTCAAACCTTCAGTATTGTTATGAACAATAGTATTAGTGTTTGATAATTTAGTTATTATTTTAGCCATTATATAGTTTCTTTTATATATTCTACTAATACTCTTGAACCAGCTTTTACCGTAAAAGTAAAAGATGTTTGATTTAAGGTAGTTACTTCAATATTTTGAGTTAATCCTGCAGGAAATGTAAACGTGTTGTATACTATACTTCCAGTTAAAACTATTAAAGTTATTGAATGAAATGTGTTTACAGGGTAAGTTACGATTTGATCTATAGTAGGTTCATAAACATCTGAGATAACAGTATTATAATTAGGTCCCCCATTTTGACAAATGTTAACAGCTGATACTAACTCAACTAATTTTCTTAAATCTTCATTTTTTATTTTATTACAATCTTTAAATGAAATTAAAAGTTCATTTATAGTTTGAGATATTTCATTACATTCTATTATCATATTTATATATTTTATAAGTAATATTATTAAATTTAGTTAAATATATATTATAAGCATAACGTATCCAAGGTAATTACACCCGTGTCACTTATTAAAACTGAATGTATATTTATTAAAGATACTTTGTAGTATTGATTTCCACCAACTACTGGAATTGTTCCAAGCTCATTGGTGTAAGCTATATCTCCAGAATTAATTGCACCATTTATAGATGTATCAAAGTAGCAAATAGTGTCTAACAGTTCTGAACATACTATTCCAGAAGTTGCTCTAGAAATAGAACTTATTGATCCTGATTCTAAAACAGCTCCCGAAAAAGTTTCAAAACTATTAGAGTATATATTTTTTTGAAAACTATTCATATTTAAATTTTTGTATTACCTCCTAAAAAGTAATTATTAGTATTTAACTCTTGACTTAAATAAGTTTGATAAAATTGACCTTTAATTTTTAAACCTATAGGGTTATTAATCGTTGTTCCTGAAGATACATATGACACATCTCCTGCACCTTTTTGAGTAAACCCTACACCAATTTTAGATGTTAATCCACTAGGTACAGTAATAGTTATGGCTGTTGCACCATTATTAATTATAATTTCATAATTATTATCTAAATTAATTAAAGTATAATTTGTACCTACAAAGTCTGCAGGGTATGTAATCACTTTTTGAAGATTATTTATATTAAATGTTGTTCCAGATAAAAGTAAACCTTCTCCGGCAGAATATGTAGTGTTTGTATCTGTAGCGTTTATAACATAAGGTGTTGATATAGTTCCATCCCCTGAGATTGTTATATTCGTTCCAGCATTAACCTTAGTTTCAGAACCATTTACATTTATGACCGGATTGAGCGGATCATTATTATTTACAGCTGTTCCTGTTATTGATGCTACCCCTGTTGAAATTGCAATGTTTCCTAAACCTATTATAGAGCTTCCATTAATGGTTTTAAAAGTAGGTTTATTCAAAATTTGACTAATTCCGCTTACAGAATTCCAATCTGAATTTACTTGTGCAGTTATTGCAGGTTTGTTTAGTATTTGACTTAATCCACTTGTTGAGTTCCAATCTGAATTTACTTGAGATGAGTTGAACACTTTATAAAAGTTATAAGTTTGGTTTGAATAGTTTATTCCAAAAGTGATTATATTAGCAGGATATGTAAAATCTTGAGTTAATAAACCAATACCTTCTGTAGAAGGTTTCCACTCCCATCTAGTACCTTCTTGTACACAATATATAATCATACCTTTTACATATGTAAAAGCTAAGTTATTACTTACACCTAAATTAGATAACGAATTTTCACTAGCTATCCAGTTTTTAACATCTAAAGGTATTTGGGACTGAACTCTTAATCCAGCTAATAAGTTATTATAATCTTGTGGCATATGTTTGATAATTAAATTTTATTTTTAAATAATTTTAAAAGGCGTTTTTCCTCTATTTCAAATCTTTCACCAATTTCTTCATGTTTATTTGAATTAAGATTAGATAACCCTGCTTTTAATTGCCCTGTTAAAAATGGTAATGTTAACGCAATTTTCGTATTTTCTAGTTGTGACATAGAGCTTAAGACAACGTCCCAATTACCTCCAGATGGATAGCTTAATAACTTTTCATATAACGAATTAAATATTACAACTAATTGACTATTATGTGCAGAGTTAATACTAATTAAATTACCACTTAACTTTTCATTATTATGAGTTACTTTAGAACAACCTGTAAATATAGCTTTAACATTATTGTTTTTAACTTTTTCAATTATATTTAATAATTCTTCTTTACAATTATTATTGTTAAAAATGCAATCGTCTTCCATTATTATAACATACTCTGAATTTTTGTTATTTTTTATTATTTCTTTTACTGTTTCCCATAAATTAATTGAATTATGACTTTTTTTAGGAGAGTCTCCCATATACAATTTATATTCTATTTTTAATTGACTAAGCTTAGGTAAAAGTATTTTTCTCCTTAAGGTTCCTATTTTGTCATCAGTACTTATTAAATTTACTTGCATAAAACTGTCCACTTAAGGTTGTTTAATCCTATTTTAGGAACTTTAGGATAATAATCATAATTTTGATAGCTTATTGTAATATTTGTGCTATCTGCAAATGCAAAAAATAACAAAGGGTAGTGATTAAATCCATCAAAAAAACTTAAAGTATCCATTGTATTTCCTGTTGCCAAAACCATAGTTGGAGTATAACTTAAGCCATGAGGGAAAATAAAAATAGGTGTTACCTCATCCCCACTAGATGTAACTAATAATAATTTACCGTTATCGTTAACTTCTAACACTTCATCTATAATCGTGCCAACTATAGTTGGAGTAACAGAATTAGCGGCAGTTGCATTTGTAATCTCTGCAAGAATTCTCGCTTTTGTTGTTGATTTTGACATATTATGTAAATTGACTTGTAAATTGATTTGTAAAAATTCCAGATAATGTTAAAGCTGTTGTTGATTTTGTTAATTTAACAAAAACATCACCATAACTATAAATGTTATTGGATGTAAATAGTATAGTCTTATTTTCAAAATAAGTCCTAGTAAAACTTTCTGTAATATCATTATTTAAAATATCATATATTTTATAATTATCATTACTTAAAGAGTTTGTTATAGCAAAAGATATTATACCTATACTAGTGTAATTAATTGTTTTACCAATGTTAAAATTAGCTATGGTATCAGAAGTTTTAGTTTGAATATAACCTGATGCATTTACATTTGCTATTATGTCATTTCTTACTATAGTAGTATTAGGTTCTTGCCAATAGTAAACTTTCTGTGAATCACCAGTATTATTACAATCTGAGCATTCTGCTTGAGTGAATTTAGATTTTAATAAAACTTTATCTTGATTTAATATAATTGATTTACAAGTATATTTAGAAGTGTTTAATATAGTGTTATATAAAGATATTAAAGAACGTCTTTGTAAATGGTTAATAGATGTTGAACACCCACTTAATAATTTATAAATTCCGTCTAAAATATATATATCACCAGAATTTAAAATTCCAGTAACTCTAGATTGATTATAAATTTTATCTAACGATCCTATTACTACTGCTGTATGGGTTTTTTCATTTATATTTGTCATACTAAGTTTGTATAAAGTTATTACAGCTTGAGCATTCTATAGTAGGACAGTTATCACATTTCTTTAATAAGCATAGTTTTTTTAACTTTGCAATCATATCTATAGCTTGAGAATAATATCCAATTTCTAAAGATTTCATTACAGTATCTATAAGCATGTTTATAGTTATAACCATTTTATTAGATTCCTCTTTATCGCAATTTATACATTGAGTTAATTGTAAATCAGTTAAATAATTAAGTAAACATGTATAGTAAGTTGAAAGATTATAAGTTATACCTAATATTGGAGATTGACAATCTACACACCCAGGAATATCTACAAAAGTACTTTCTATTTCTATAAAACATATGTCTTCGAATTTAGAAATTCCAACACTATTTGCATTTATAATTAAAACTTCTTTATTATTTACTTTTAACAATCTGCTATTTAAATTTATAGCCAACGAATAATCTTTAAAGTTAGACATTGTCCAAAATAATAATGAATTTATAGTATGTCCAATATTAGTTTCTACATCTATAGCTAACTGCGTACCGTTATTTATTATTTCAAAATTTTTTAATAATATCATTTTAGTTTAAATAAAAAAAGGGAAGAAAGTTTTTGCTCTCTCCCCTTTAAGGTTAATTATAAGTTGTATTATACTACTGCTAAATTAGCTGGAACTAACGCTAATGTTCCAACAGCTGTTCTAATATCAGTTAAGATAGAGTTAGTAGCAGCGTTGTTAGCAACTACGTTTGTAACTTTGTCTACAAGAATTGTAAGCACTTTGTACTGACGTTCTTGAATAGTTTCGTTTCTAGGAGAGAAATATTTAATTTGAATAACATTATATATACCTGCTTTAGAAGTATAAAATGGAACATCAAACCCAACTGGATATTCAAAATCTCTTTCAGCTGAATATTTCATACCTTTTACAAAGTACTCAAAGTTAGTTGCAAATTTACCAGTACCGTTACCATCACTTCCTGCAACTGTAACTGTAGATGTTAATAGTCCAAGGTTTGAATTGTAACCATTTGAAATGTTACTAAATACTTTACCTTGAGCTGTAAACAATAGTTTACGACCATCAATTCTTCCAGGTTTGTTGTTTTGAGATTTCTCAGTAATTAAAATTCCAGTACCATCAGCAGCTACTGTAAATTCAGCATTACCTCTACGCACTAAATTTTTATTTAAACTTGCAATTACACCATCACGAATAGTGGTAGCTGTATCAGATCCTAATAGTTCACCAGTTACGTAATAACCAGAGATAACTTCAAAGTTTTCAGGAGATAATTGATTCTCAAGTCTAATTTCAGCAGTGTAAGTTCTTTGAGCAGCAGCTACGCCACCTACAGCAAATCCATCAATTTTTACGGCTTTTAATACCTCTGGGGTATATTGAGCAACTGTGATTCTGTCAATGTAACGTGGATCAATCTTGTCTGAAAATTCATAATTCAATCCTTTAGCTGCGTCACCAGCTGTTTTTTGCAATAAGTAAAAAGGTTTCCCAGCAGCAACGTTGCTACCGTCTTTTGATAACACTTTTACGGACTTATCTGCAGCAGAAGCTACAAATGTAGCTACAGTTGTTTGTGCAGCAGAAGTTGCTCCTACAATTAATTCTCCTACTTGATTCGGTGCGAACATAATTCTTTAGTTTTAATTTATAATAATAATTTTTTGTTTATTCATTACGTGAATTTGTTTGAATAAACGCTTCTAAACCTTGCGGCTTATAATCACGCAATGCCAACTCCACAGATCTATCAAGTATTTCTCGATGAATTCCTTCACCTAACTCACACTCTGTAACTGCACTTAAACCGTCTATTGTTAGACCGTCTGATGGGAATAATGTATTTAGATTACCCACTATAATAGGTTTAGGATATTTTAAATATCTTCCTGAATAGTATGGTGAACTTAAAGTATTAAATTTTGATATTAGTTCAACTACAGTTTTCTTAGTATCATATGACGCATCTAATCTCCAAACAGTATTATCATCTGGATTTTTAAAAGGGTTATTTACCTGTATATTGTAATCGTCATGCGTAATAGGGATTACTTTTATTAATCTACCGTTGTTACAATCTGTCGATACAATTTGATACTGCTCATATATAATTAGAAATACATCCGTACTTAAAGTAAAAAATTTAGATGTAGAATGCAATCCGTTTGAATTAGTAGTAGAAACATTAGTTTTAAAAGGCTTTATTAAACCTTTTAAATCAGATCTTCTTTTTTCTGTATTTTCAAATCCAGTTTTTTTACGATTACTTAAAGGGTCATAATAATCTTTAATTAACTCTAATTGAGCTTTTGTAAGATATACAGAAATTTCATAGTCATCTAATCCCGGTGAGGAATTGGAGGCTATGGCATTATAGTGTATTAAAAATTCATTTTTTAACTCTTGAGTAGTCATAATTATTTTTTGGCTTTATTTATCTTAGCTTCAATTATTAGACGCACCTCTTGATTCTTAGCAGAATCTAAATAAGCTATAGCATTATCAAATGATGCTATTTCACCAGCATTACATAAATCAAGACCATCAATAGTTGAATATTTATTGCCTCTTTTCAATACAACACCTGCGTCAATACCTGAGTTTAATAATAGTTTAGTATAGAAAGCTTTATCATTTACAGCTGACACAAATTTACTAGGTGATTGATCGATAATCTCTTCTACTTTATGTTGTAACCAACTTAATTTAGAATCTGGAGATACAATTTTGTTTGTAAGTATTTTATATACTCCAAGCAATTTATCTTTATCATCTTCAATTTTACCATATAGTTTAAATGCTTCTTTCTTAGCATCGTATTTACCTTTGTTTTCAAGCATCTCTTCATCTTCGCGAGTAATTGCAAATTGATAAGTTTGGTTGTTATTACGAGCTGCCCAAGATGGTGCGATATCGTCTTTAGATAAGCACTCTAGTATTTTAATAGATATATAATCCATTGGTGAACTAGTGTCAAATCTATTACCAGCATCGTCTTTCCCAAGCCTAACATAATAATTATGCCAAAATGTTCCGTAAATTGATAAATCTAATCCAGTAGCGTCTTCAAGGTATTCTTTCTCCTCGTTAGTTAAAACATTTTTGATTGATCCATTTCGTTGTATAGGTGCTGCAAATTTTCTAACAGCATTAGACAACATACCTCCTGATATAACGTGATTAGCTTCTACATTAGCTGCCATACCTCTACGTCTATTAATGTATTTAACAATTAATATTTCATTTGGTAATTTAAAAGTATTTTTTGATTCTGTAACTTCTGCTTTCATATTCTTCAGTATTAATCTTCTTCCTAAGATTTTTGTTGTTAATGTTATAAGTTACCCTCCTAAAAATATAGTATGATTAGGAGGTAAACTTATGAATTTATTTAGTCAATAATTGACGGTTTTAATGTTGCAGTTCTAGATGGATCCTTAACCATTGCTCCGTACCCTTCGCAAAGTGCGGTCATAGTTGCAGAATCTTCCATTGTTTGCATTTCTCCACCTCTACGTCCAGTAAATGGATTTCTAATACCTCCTTGGTAGCCACGTAGTTCATCAGAACCAGCCACTTTAATTTTTTGGATATTAGGCTCTTCCATAGAACCGATGTAAAGAATGTCGTATCTGTAAGATTCAGCTACACCACCATCTGGGTGAAGAACTTTATTTCTTACTTTATCGTCATATAATGGATCTACTTCTAACATCAAGTGAATGTTGTTAGGCGCTTTCCATTCTGTAAATTGGAAACCTGCTACAAATGCGTTGGTATGGTATTTAGAAGTAGTTTGTTTAATTGCATTAGCGTTTGTATTATCAAACCCTAAAGACTGCCATCCTGAAGCTTGTTGTGTAACAGCTCTGTGGAATTGTGCAGCACCTCTTTCACCAGTACGCAACATAAACTTACGTTGATCCCAATCTAATTTACCTTCTGATAATTCAGACAATAAATCTTCAATAAGCATAATTGAAAACTTGTTGTAAGTAGTAGTGTTAGACACTTCCATTTGCTCTCTAATTCCAGAACCAGCTTTAATTTCAATATTAGCATTACCTTTGTTTAAGTAACGACCATTCTCATCACGGTTTGTTTTACCAAACATGACAGTACGAGATTTAATACGTGACAAAGCTTTTTCAAACTGCCAGTAAACCTCTTGCATCCAAGTTACAGATTTATGAACTTTTCCAGTAGCTGGATCACGAGTTTCAATTCCTGCGAAATACACTGGTTCAATTTTACAGTCAATCATTTTTCCAGAAACTTTGTGTTCCATACGAATAGATGTAACTGAGTTTCTCATTAAGTAAGGAGATGTAAATTGAATACCGGCACCTTGGATAGATAACTCGTCTTCAACTGGCGCTCCCTCAATAGAGAATTTGTTTCCAGCAACTAATTCATCACCAGGAATACCTGATAAAGATTCTTGACCTCCCCACACCTCACATGTGTATACGTAATTTTGACCTTCTTCATAAGGATCTTCTAAGATTCTCATTTGGTATACGTCTGGTCTATGACCTGCAATTAAATGCATTTTAGTAAACCATTTTTCAGCAAATACCATTTCAAAGGTAGCTCTAGCTTGTCCAACATTAGTTGTACCACTTGTAACTACTGCTCCGTTGTATCTAGCTTCTACCAAAGGTATATTACGCTCATCACTACCTACTACTTTCCAAACAAAGTCAGAAGCACCTGCGCTTAATGTTTTGGTTGGAAACAATGATAAAGTTGTGTCAAGATTTTTCATTCCAGAATTCTGCAATAAAACGGTAGTTAATGGTGAAACCAATTCTGGCTTTTCTCCAAATAACTGACCAATGTGGTTTTTTAATGTTAAACCTGACCAGGCTTGACCCTTAGTCATAACGAACTTTCCTACTGACATAGATTTTTGTTTTTAATTGTTATTTATTATAGTACTAGCTCTGATCCATAATTAGAAGAGTAACTATCTGGGTCTTGCATATACCCCGGAACACCACCGTCTTCAAACTTAGTTTTGCGTAATACTGTCTCTAGTTTTTTCACAGCAGAAGACGTTACTGTTTTAGATATACCACTTAAATCTGTAAATCCTTTTGTTAATTCATATAGGTAATACATTTTAGTGTCAAATTCTATTGGGTTAGCAGATCGGCTTTGCATAAACTTGTTTTGAAGTTCACCACTTGAAGGATCTTTAGCTACAACTTCTGTCATAGTTTTAAATACCCTATCTTGCAAAGCTTTATTAGTAACCATACCATCTATAATTGGTTTAGGATTATATATAGTATTTTTAATAGAATCGTTAATTCTTTCTTGTTCTAATTGTGATTCAACTAAAGATTGCTTATAACGAGCTTTTTCTTGCTCTTCATTTCTTTTTTCAAACTCTTTCAAACTTTGAGTAGATTCTAAAGCTTCTTCTACAATCATATCTGCACCAAGATCAATTGTTTTTCTAAGATATTTTCTAGCTCTATCTTCAGGTAAACCTTGATTAATATAATCTCTTAAAATAATATTTTTAGCAACTTCTAAATTATCATGTAAATACTCTTCATCTATTGAATCTAATTGTAATTGTGTTTGCCTAGATGCAGCTATCTTTTCAAGATCTAGATTTGAAATATAGTCTTCAAGTTGTTTAGCAGATTGCAGTTCAATTTCTCTTTTAAGAACTCCTACAAAATCATCAGCATTTTTAATTCCTTCTGAAGATTCTAACGAGGGTATAATTCCTTGCTCAATAAGAACGTCTGAGATGGAAGAATACAAGTTGGAAGAAGAATCATCATCATTAGAATCATCACCCTCGCTATCATCATCCCCATCTACGCTCTCTGAACTTTCGTCCTCAATAGGTTTATTTTTATCTACAAGCCCATCTGGCTCATTGTTGTCATCATCTTCTTCAGAACTATCATCTAAACCACCGTTTATATAATCGTTCATGTCAAAAGGTTCGTCAGTATGTAACTCAGCGTTATCGCTAAATACTGACATCAAATTTAAATCATCTTCCATAATTCTTCCATTTTATAAAGTACAAAGGTACGGCTTTTAAACTGCATATCCAATATAATTTTAATATATTTATATTGGATATATGCAGCGTAATAGCATTTATTATTTACTTGTAGATTTTTTAGCTATCCTAGATATAGCGTTAGATTCTTTTTTAAGCTCAACATTGTCAGAATGTTTAACCATATCCTGATTAAGAGCTTTCATCTTAATTACCATATCATCTTTTTGTTTAGCAATATCTAATTGAAATTTCTCGCGATCTAACGGTGATTCAATACCATCATCTGTGCCAGTTTCTTCTATATCTCCGCTATGAGCTAATTCAGCTATATAGCGTTTAGTTGCATCATCTCTCAAGTCTTTAGCTTCTTGTAAAACCATAAGTTTATCTTGAGTAACTTTAGCTTCAGCATTAGCAGCCTGTTGAGTTTCATTAGCAGCTTGTGAAGATTCTTGTTGACGTTGATGAACTTGTTCCTCAGCATCTTCCAATCGTCTTCTCATATCTGATAACGAAGGGCTAAAGTATATATCCATGATAGTAGACATAGTTCCACCATTCTGAATAAAAGCTTGTGCATTTTGTTTAATCATTTGTTCAAGTTCAGCAGTTTTAGAACTAGTTGTAATAACTAATCCATAATCGCATTCTGAGAATGACTCTCCGTCCATATTTAAAATCTCAATAGATTGATCATCTAATATATTTTGAACTTTCTTATTTTTACCTTTAAGAGCAATTTTAGCTGTTTCTAAAAAGCATTCTAACACTCTAATTTTACAGTTGTCATGAGACATGAACCAATACTCTGTAATATGAGATGATTGATTTACAGCTCTCTCTACACCACCGACAGTTTCTCTATTTTCAACTTGACCCTGTCTTTGTGCAGATACTCCAGCAATCTCACCCATTTCCATCTTGATGAATTCAAGTAATTGTATATGTTGTTGAATATAAGCTCCAGTTTCCATATCCATTACTCTACCACCTTGAGTATTCATTGATCCAGCTAACTTACCTGTAGAAGCACCTTGATTACCTTCTTTAAATGAATCTATTACAGCAATCTTATTAACTACTGCAAAGTGCATCCATTTATCTATTTCCCAGTTTTCAGGAACTTTAGCAATATCTAATTCAAATATTTTACCGTAGTTAGTAGCAATAGCCTTATTAAGTCTATCCCAAATTACATCATACATGTATTGATAGTTTTTACATCTATCAACTAATGATACTGCTTCAGATTGATTAGTATTATAAACTTGACCTACTATACCAGCATGACATTTAGACGGATTAAGCAATGTGTTGTATTGAACTTTTCTAGGTCTGATATTTAAGAATATATCTTTACCAATCTTAGTACCTTCCCAGAATTCATTAACCCACATTTCCTTAACTTCTTCACCCATATCTTTATCTGCAATATATTCTTCAGAAGCTATTTTATATTGCTCTTCTCCAAACTCGTCATAGTATTTAACTTTCTTAATAAGTTTTACAGATCGCCAATACATTCTAAGAACTCTGATGTTACCACTAGCGTCAGTATAGTTAGATCCAAATACGTGACCGTTAATTTCAGCCATGTTAAATATAGTATCGTAAGTACCTTCAGAAGATCCTAGCTTATCACCAAACAATACGTGGTTATTTTGATCATCAGAGTATTCACCTTTAGTACCAGTAGTATCGTAGTCAATGATATAATCTATATCCTGAGGTTTAAGCTCATCGTGAAAGTAATCTATAATTTTTCCAGGAGACCAGTGGTCCTCAATAATAATAATTGTAGAATCTTCTATTCTATCAGAGTTACCACTTTTAACAGTATAAACTTTAAGTGGATTTAATTTAGTAAGTACAGGTTCGTCTTGAACTATATCACATTGGTAAATCTCTTCACCCATAATTAAAGCATCTTTAAAACCGGATGAAAATAAATTGTCAAAGCGTTGCTCTTGAGAATAATGTTTAAGTATTTGACTACCCATTTTCTCACGCATATCTTGCCAACTATACTTCATGTACTTTTCTAAATCTTTCAATTTAGCTTCTAATTCTTTATCAGCATATCCATTTTGATACAACTCTTGAAGCTTTTCAAATAAAAACTTTTTCTTATCCTCTTCTTTCATTGTAATAGCATCCGGATTAGTTACTACAAGCGAGTAATCAAACCTTCGTTTAATTTCTTCACCTACTAATAAGTCAATCTTAGGTACTATAATTGGATGATGTGGTAAATTGTCAGGAACATAACTAGCTTCAATTTGACTAGGGTTAACTACATTAGATAAATCTCTAATATCAACTTTCCCATTATACAAATTAAGATTAATTACTTTATTTTTTAAACTCTTTCTAACATCAGCATTGTTATAGAACGAATGGGTATCACCATACATTAAACAGTCCTGCCTCCATTGTTTATTTTTCTTAGCGTACGGTAGACGTTGTCTAGGCAACTTTGAAGTATGTCTTGTATCCATATTTTGTTTTAAATTATTTAACTTACAAATATACTAAATAAAACAGCTTATTCAATTTAATTATATAATTATTTTAAAATAAGCTGTTTATAGTAATAGCTAATTATGATTTATAGTTTTTTGAGAAAAATGGATCGTTGGCTGCATTTCGTATTACTTTACCACCGTTAGCTTTAGCACTTTGCGTACGTTTGACTCTATCTTCTCTTAGTAAGAATAACATACCTGCGGCAGATACCCTATCGAAGTTTCCATCAGGATTCCAAGCTATACATTCTTCCATATAAGCTAATGATCTAATTCTATGCAAGTTTAAACGTTCATCATCGTCATCACCGTGGGCTTTAGTTTGCATCCATTGTGCTTGCAATAATCTTCCCCACTTATTTATCTCTTTATTAGCATGCGTACCTTTAGCTTTGTTACCATATAAATTGGTAGCTTTTACCATATCCATATCTTTAAGGATCTGTGGAACATCTGATAAATAATGTAAACAATTCTTTGCATCAAAGTAACTAAACAAACCTTTAAGGTTGCTCTCATAATTTGCTTCAGCATTATAGAACTTTAACATTCTTAATGCTATTTCATACGCATCATTAGCTAATCTAGGTCTACCAGAGTATTCAGCTACTATACGATCTGTAAATAGATCGAATACTATTATACTAAATAACGATGTACCAGTGTCAGCATCAATAGGGTCAATTCCCGCTATATACCTACCTCTAACTATTACACCATCTGCATTCTTACGAGGCATCTCAAATATTTCTAATGCTCCAGTTTTATCACCCTCAGAAGATGCATACGATCTAAGTGGAACTTTATCTGGATTTAATTTCCATATAACTGTTCCTTCAGCATCTAATATTAATTCTCCTAAGTAATGTTCTGCTAACCAAGTCTCCCTCTTAGGACCAATCGATTCTAAGTATTCTTTTATATCAGCTACAGGAAATACCGTTCCTTCAGTACGCATAATAGCGTCTTGAGGTGTAATAGGTTCCTCAGCTTTCTTTTGTGTAATGGCTTTAGGATCTTGAGAGTTGTATTTAATCTTATATCTACCTGTCTCAATTTCAAATAAAGCTTTAATTACATCCGGTTCACCTGTTACCTCATCATAACAATTATTACGATTTAAATAACCTCCCCAGAAAAATCCACATAAAGTTTCACCATTAACATTTCTATCAAATACATTTGGTATACCATAAACTTCGTAAGCTTGTGGTGTATAAAATAGTTTTTCAGAACCTTCAAAAGATCCTCCTTCTACTCCACCCGTTCCACCTGCGAGCATGAATCCAAACGATGTTCCACCATCTTCTACCGCTTTTAAGTTTACCGTCCAAGCTTTCTCTAGATTAGGAAACAAACCATCTTCTTCATAATGAATAAGTGGCCCCCTAATACCTCTTGCCTTATCCGGATTATCTTTCAGCGATATACCGTGTACAGAAGACAATAATCCCTTACGTACACCATACTCATCTTTGTATCCTAACTGTATCTCTAATGTACTACCCGCTCTATCGACAGTTCTAATTCTAGGCATAGGTGTAGCTTCCGCTATCCAGTCTAAAGTATCTACTACCTTACCCCATATACCTTTATCACCAGCAAGGAAAGTTTTCTCTGATGCCAAGTGAAAGTTAGGGTTACCAGATCCAGGATATACATACATATTACAAGGTGATATAGCTCCCATCTTAAATGAGAAACCTACACCCCTAGTTTTTAGCAGTTTACCATGTAGTCCACCATCTCTAGCTTGTTGCATGTAGTGATAGAATAAGTAATCTCCTAACCAAGGTTTTGGAAACTTCCTTACACGTTCACCTTTTCTTTTAGCAGATGTACTTTCAGACTTAACTTCCTGCACTAACCAAATAGGTGAGTAATTCCAATAGAAGTATAACTGTCCTGAAATCCATTCACCATCCGACTCTCTAACTAAACCGTGCTTCCATCTACGTAGTTCTTCTACCCAGAATTGAGCATAGTCTGATGTTGGATTAGCATTTGGAGTTATGTTAGTGTACTTACCATTCTTGTCATAGAATATAGCTCTTTCCCTAAAGAAATCCATATCCTCCAGTATATGAGGTTCTGTTAAGTTTACATTAATTCTACCATCATTATAATAGTTTGTTTCACGAGGTTTATCTTTAGCAAATCCTCGAACTGCTTCTGGTGATATAAGAGTTTGGATAAAAGTTACTGTACTACAATGTTCTAGTACTTTATCATATATTTCTTTAGATAACTCACCATCAACTAGTAAATCTTTATACACTGATAATGGAGTTTGATAATCGTTTAAATTACTTAAGTCCATAGTCGTTCGTGTAATATTACTGCGTTAGTTGATAATATAGTTTTAGCTATAGATACTGAATTCTCTAAAGCATATCTTGTAACTTTAAGTGGATCAATTATATTTAATTCAAACATTGAGTTTAATTTATCGTAAACATATCCGTTCTCTATAATTGTATTATTTGGAGATTTTAAACTATTGTATAATGCACGATCTAGCAAAGGTAAAGTTCTGCCTAAATTGCTAGATGCAATTTTAACTAAAGCTATACCACCACCTTCAACAATTCCTTCTTCTAATGCGCAACCTACAGCTAATACTGCATCATCATACCTGTCTTTACGTTCTTTCATTTCTAATTCAGATATGGCTCCAACTTTAATGATACTTATTTTACTTGATAAGTTTTCCATTCTAAGTTTGATAGCTTCTTGTTCATGCTGACTGAGATCGTCAGACACAAATTGTTCACCAAGCATATTTACATAAGGTGTAATATCAATGTCAGGATGTTTAACTAATACAGTGTTGTTTTTAGATACCTTAATTGACTCCAATTTACCTAAGTAATGTAATGTATACGATTTAGTAAGATCGTTGATTATAGTAGCTCCTGTGAGATCTGAGATGTCTCTTAATAGATCTTCACGATGTTGGCTATAACCTGGTGACTTAACTACACATATATTTAACTTATTGCCAGCCGCATTTGTCTCTAATATACGCAATGTAGATTCATTAACGTGTTCTGTAATTATAACTACATTATGATTAGCTTCAGCAATCTCTTGTAGTATTGACTCAAATGGTTTGAGTGTTGTAAGCTTACCACTTATAATAATAACATGAGGGTTAGTAAAGTTACATTCAGCTCTCTCAGGAGTATTGATAAAGTGTTTAGAAAAGTATGATACTGGAAATGTCATTCCATTAACTAGTTCTAGCTTATCTTCAGAACCGGTTCCTTCTTCTACTTTAACTACATCAGCATGATTAAAAGCCATCTGAATAACATTCCCAATCGCCATATCATTATTAGCAGATATGCTTGCAACATATTTAATTTCATCTCTCTTTAACTCTTTTGAGTTATCTTTTAAATGTTTAAGTACTTTAGGTATAATCTCATCAAATGCTTTGTTAACATCGTGTGAGTCAAAATCTTTTAGATTGTTTATAAAAGCTGCAGCAAGTACAGTTGCGGTTGTAGTTCCGTCTCCAGCTTTGTCAACAGTTAGTTCAGCTACTTCTTTTACCATCTGAGCTCCTATATTTTCAATAGGATCTTTAAGGTATATAGCTCTAGCTACTGATACACCATCTTTAGTTACTGTAGATTTACCATAGTCATCTGTAATAATAACTGTACGACCTTTTGGTCCCATAGTAGAAGCTACAGCATCTCTAAGTTTGTTTACACCAGCTATTAGTTTATTTCTAGCTTCTTCTTTAAAATATATTTCTTCCATATTAATCAAATTTAAGACCATCTTCAAACAATCCAAAAGTTTTAGCCCCTTTACTCTTACCAGCGTTATCTCTAATTTCACTAACTACTTCTTTGTATGCAGCTTTTAAGTTACGCATAATCTCAGGTAAACCTTTATTAGCAGCTACAATCATTGGTAGTGTAGTAACTGTACCACCGTTAGCAGATCTCTCAGCTAATAGCTCTCCAGTAGATCTCAAATACTGAGATGTTTCATTTACTGATATTAAAGATGACTTATATAACTTAGATATTACAGTTTCAGTTTTATCGTTATAGAAATCAATCGCATTTTGCATAACTTCATCTACTTTCCAGGTTTGGTCTAAACCAATTACCTTTACAAGCTCTTTAGTACGTTCTGCGTTATCTGTGATTGATACATAATCTGACCTGACATCTGCGTAGTAATATATAAATAGCATCTCTTTAAATGCAGTTTCTTTTGTACGACTTTTATCCCGTTTAAGAATTACCTTAAAAGGCAAAAGCCCCCATGCTAATTCATTAACTTGGAGGCTAAAATCTTTCATTTCAAATAACTTCATTATGCTACTACTTCAGTTTTAGGTTTGCTTTTATATCGCCTAGGCTTCTTAGTTACTTCAACAGGTGTTGCAGGTGTAACAGGTGTAGGTTCTGTATACTTACAACCCGCATCATTAAGTTTATCTGTCAGAGCATTTTCTAAGATATTAATCCTACCGTTTGAAGCTCTTAAAGCTTTTTGCATAAAAGCTAATAGGTCTAAACCATTATCTCTTTCACACTTATATTTATAAGCTAATGATAAAGCTACTGCTGTTAATGTGCAAGCTGCACTTACTATCAATGATCCACCTTGTGATACAGCAATTGCTGATATAGCTACGAACGTACCTGTAACTCCTAGTACTAATTTATTTGTATCTTTCATATTATTCCTTTATAATTTCAGGAACGATCGCTTCGTCACCTTTTGATTTAATATATTCCTTGATAAACTCAAGCGCATGATTAATTAATGCTGAATCTTTGATTGCATATGATCCTTTTGCTGAACCTACGTTAACAGCTTGTTCTAGTACGCTTACTGCTTGAGCAATTGTAAATTCTCCCATCTTATTTATATTTAGCTTTTAAAAATCTATCTTCGATTAGTGCAAATGTGTAACCTTCAAACTCAATTGGGTCAATCTTAACTTGCATTTGTGTTTGGTATGCGTCTACCGTTTCAGTTTTAACTGGAACCATTAGTTTTTCAATATCAACTAGTACTTCGTCATTTTTATTAACTGATAAGACATTAGCTCCAGTAGCAATAACATACTGTCTATCTGACAGTACATTCTCAGACAATACTAGTGCACCATCTGCATCTAAACTATTTAAACTAATAAGTACCTTACTGAATAATGGTACAATTGTAATTCTTTTAGAAAGCTCTAACGCTTCCTCTTTCGTAATTTTCTTACTCATTTTTAACTTTGTTTAATTTATGATATTCTGTAAACCTCTCACTACGCTTTCTATGATTAGAAAGTATTCCGTATGTACAATAAACTTTACCTATATACTTATATATAAAATTTGTTTTTAATTCATTAAAATCTTCTTCCGACTCTACTGAGCTTACATCCATATTTACAATAGTATGTTTAGTAAACTTATATGGTGAATTTACAATCTTATTTACAATACTATCTTGTAAGTTGAATTTTAAACCAACTCTATGTATTAACATCTTTACAGCAGTATCATCAATGTTATCCATTATCTACTATATTAAAATTAAATATAACTTTAAATGATTTACTTTTTGGTGTAAGATCTGGTATAAACATTGGTGATATTTGACCATCAACTATGATACCTTTCTTGCGTAAACCAGTTATAATATTGTGAAGCACATTATTACTCATCTCTTTATCTTTGAATACCTCATCCTCTCTAATCTTAAGTTTAGTATCGTAATCAAACACCATTTTCCAAAGTATTTTAGGATTAGTTGTATCTTTTTTAAATTGATAATGGTAGTATAGAAATAATGATAAAACCTGCTGTTGTTGATTGGTAAGCTTATGAAAAGCTCTTGTAATGTCCAACCATCTACTGAATAACTCTTTGATTTTAATATTTAGCGTTGCTACTTTTTCATTACTCATTTTTTTTAGATATATAACTATTATACTCGTATATGTTTGCATATTCAATAGTATCGTTTATACTACCACATTTCATACATATATCATTCTCTACCTCATCATTTAAGATGTGTAAGCTTTTACAATGCTTACAAGCTACTACTGGTTCATTATCATAATCTGATGATTTATCATTTTCCATAATTTTTATCTTTTTAATAATAAGCGATACATGTTCTGTATCGTAAACTGGAAATGGAGCCATTAGATTGTAATACTCCATATGTTCCAGTTGTGTCTTTAATTTATTTAATACTATTGTGTTCATTAGTTATCGTTGTTGTACACTGCCAACCATTATCTTTAGGTTCGATAACTATGTCATACTTATATTCTTTTGAAGAAGTTTCAGCAAATTTAGTCATCATATTAATAAACTCTTTTAGCTCCTTAAGTAAGGTATCTAGTTTAGTATGTGTAGCGGTATATGTATTATTCAAGTTGTTACTTATTTTAAAATTTGTCCATTCGTCGTTGTTCATAAAATCTGGAAACCTATCTGCGTTACAAGTTTGAGATGTATAAGCTCTTCCCGGAAGACTACATCCACACTTCTTACAAGAACCTATTTTAACGCAGTCATCTTTACATACTGTTAATCTGTATTGAACTTGTTCTTCTATACACTTGGTAGATAAACCTAAACCACTCATTAGCTTGGTAAGATTACCTTCAAAGAAGTTAAATACATTTTGAGGTGTTATATCTTTACTCATCTTTAACTTTATTGTTTAACTTACCTAAGACTAGTATCTTTTCTAAAGAATCTAAGTCTCTACCGTAAATCGGTTTAACATGTTCGTTGAGGTTATCATCTGTATAAGTTATAGCCTCATCAATTTCTAATCTATTTGCGATATCATCCATATCTTTAAGGATTCCATAAAACCCTTTAAGATGTAGTTTAGTTTTAGTTTTTGCAGCAAGTTTAACTTGTCTAGCTCCGTTTTTGTATGTGCTCATTAAACTGTAATTTCAGGTTTTGAAAGTAATTGTTCTAATTTAAGTAAAGTGTCGTATCTCTTTTTATCTACTAGGACTGCTTCAAATTTGAAGTCTACATCAGTAGTAGTCTTAGTTGGATAATCAGATCTGTGTTGAACTAAGCTTGTTAGATTTCTTACTGCATTGAACAATAAAGTTTGTTTTGCAAATTTTAAAGCATCTTCGCTAACTACTCCATTAGTAGTTGAAAAAGTTTGTGTAAACTTTGTATTGATAATAGTATCAGTCATTATAATTTATTTAATTGTTATTTTTAAATCGTAGCTATATAAAGCTCTATCATTCTTATTAATTTTAAACTTTTCTCTAATTCTACCCTCTTTAGTTTTAACATATATTTGAACTGTAGAATAGTGCATGTTATCTTGAAAGATGCCAACGTGTACGTCTACAAATCTTTCTTGGCTTCTATACTTATGTGTATAGTAATGCTGTAAGTTAAGTAAATCTTTTTGATTTTCTATTAAGTCTTGTCTTATCTCGTTATATATAGAATACATATCTTTAATTATTTATTACTGCAAAGATACGACAAAAAAACGAGACTACCAAATATTTTAGCACTTATTTTCAAAAATAAATGCATTTTTTAGTAATTTGTTAAAATTATCAGTGTCGAACTCACCTTTAGTCACATAAGGTAGCTTAGATATACGCTTACCTCCTAATAATACTACATAATCTTTGTACCATATAATCTGGTCGTACCAGTCTTTATATTCTTTACTCATTATTTTGTTGTTTACCAGTGTGTTTTAAAAATTTATTTAGTGATATCTTACTATATTTAGCTGCTAACTTGGCTTCTATTGTGTTAGGATCTTTTAGCTTCTCTAAATATTCTATTTGCTCGTTTAGTATCTCAAAATCTAAGTAATTAGTTTTAGTACATATACCTTTCCAGTTTTTATATTCTTTATTTATCATTATTTAAATTTAATAATTGAAATTTATCATTAACACAGTCTACATTTTTAATAGGTAAGTTATTGATAATTTTAGGAATAAATGTACCGGTTTGATCAATCATCCATTTCATGTAATCAGCTGATTCAATTTGACCATTCATATGCAATTGATTAATCATAGATCCTAAAGATCTATTATGTTCTAATCTCATCTTTTGTTTAAGATATTCAAATTCTTGCTGTTGATCTTCTTTTTGATAGCGCCAAAGTCTATCTTCTATAGTTTCTTCCATCATTATAATTTTTGTCAATGCTAAAGGTACCCTTCCTCTTTAATAATACTCCATCCCCCAAAAGCTTTATTTTACTCGGCCGTGTCACACTAGTTTTGTTAAGTTTGTTTTTAACTTTTACAAAGGTAGTGAAAATAAATGACAATTCCTAATTATTTACTACTTTTTTTTAAATTATTTTTGTGAAACAAAAATTTTTTGCTATTTCTTAGTTATGTCATCACATCAATAATTGTCGTAGCTCGGAATTAGTTAGTGATAGCGATGACTTTATCTAAGAAAAGTTGGTAAGGAGTTAGAGATGTTATGGTAGCTGGAAATAATAGTGAAATAATGAAAAATACATTATTATAAGAGGTAAGTTATAGTGGATGATGACCACTTATAATAGTATGCGATGGTTGTAGATAAATTTCTTGTGGAAAAAATATTTTTTTTAAAAATTTTTATCGTGAGCGTAGACTAATAAGAAGCATCACCCCACTTTAATCGAACTTTGGGGATATACCCCTAGGCTTTTTCATAATTAGAGTTGTCATTCCACTTTGATAGAGTCTTGGGAATAGTTCCCGCAATATAAACCCGTGCTAATGATGTCTTGAATCGACCGTAGCACATAATACACCCACATTATGAACAAATTACACATTACCACAGCACCAAGATTGGCTTACTCTCGTAACGCACAAGGAGAATTAGTTCCGTCTATTGACTCTGTAACAGGAGAGCAAGACGTTAACGTAGCAGGTACGTTAATCTCAATTAAGCCACAAGCTATTGAGTACACTAGACAAGACGGAACTGTAGGTACAGCCTACCAAGGTAAGTCTTTGATTGCAGACGATAACGGTAAAGAAACTACGGTTTCAGTACTTATCAATGGTTCAGCAATTGAAGAGGTAGCAGTAGGTCAAACTTATTGGTTGACAGAACGTTTGTCTAAAGACGGACAGTACTCTAACTACTCACAAGGTAGCTTACTAGTTATGGAAGCAGTTGACGCTTCAGTAGCTAAGAACAGACGTGCAATGTTATTGGCTAAATTATCTGAAGCTGGTAATGCACCAGTTGTAGTAGCACCTGCTATCAGAGCATAGTGCAAACTAAAGAGAGCCTCTTCGGAGGTTCTTCTTTTTTAATTGATAATTAGAGTTATCACTCAACGTTTAACCGAGGTAATTTTCAACACTAAGTGAGTTATATTTTTTTGACACTCTAGTGACAAGAAGTTTCAACACTAAGTTTGTTATAGCTAGAGAGATGTTAGTGATGATTGTGACACTATATCAATCACCATAATTATCCTCTCATCTATCAATAACATTACAAGCTACTCTTGCTATTTAATATAGCATAAACTATACATTTTGTCTAACTAAACACTCTACACATTATGGAGAATAAGTATCATTTTTACGCATCAAAACAGTGTTTATCTGAAGATATTTGCACAAAACTAGCTACAAGAGTATTAGTTATTGCAATATTAACAGCAATTTTAACAGTATCACTCACATTATCATATGTGTTTAATACTAAATAATACCATTTTATATTACAAATGCAATTATATCATTATGCTTAGCTTTGACTATTCAGTAGATATAAATATGATAGCATATGAATATATAAACAATAATAAAAAACTTAATAACTTCACAAGTCATTGAGTGCACCAGTTTCTTTAATACGAATTTATAGTCATTGTTGTGGTAGTTGAGCTGTTGAGCAACCATTTAGATTATACAAAGCAATTTCAAACATTGTGGAAGAAAGTATATTAAAGTTTTAGGTGTAAAATGCATTTTTATGTAACATGGAGCAGAATAAATTCATGTGAGGGTTGGTGTTTTATCTATTATATCCAATTACAATATAACAAATAGATTTGTGGCTCCTGCATATATTAAAGGAGATGAGCTCATTATTTTATCTATTTTAGAGATGAAGCAATAAACAAATAGATTTTAAAACAAATTATTAACTGACTAAATAAAAAAGTTATGCTTTATACTAAAGAAGAGTTTAAAAAATTATGGGACTCAAACAATAATGGTGGTGGAATAACTTATGACGATATTGCAGATTGTGCTAAATCATGGGGATTATTTTCTACACCAAGAATTCATCAAATGAGTAAAGTTAAAAATAAAGTTGTAAAAGCAGCTGGATGCTTAACATAAATTTATAACAAAACCTTAGTCAGTCAATTACAGATGATGCTGGGTTGACTGATTATAAAATAAAACTCTATCCAATTGCAGGTCCACATATTAGGTTGTTGGATGATTATGTTAGACAATAGAAGTGAGGAAGTCAAGTTTCATACCTAATTGATACTATAACTACGATAACTATTGCATTCATCAAGGTGCAACCTTGTAGAGTTTAATAATATATTATGAGTTAAGATTACAGAGATTAGTTGTAATCCTATAAATCTTTGAAAGCTATGAAGCAAGTAAATCTTATAATATCACTTATACACACCTAGAGAATATTGTGTATAAGTACTAGTATGATCGTTGATAGATTATAGAACGTTAGTAAGACGGGAGTTCGATTCTCCCCAGCTCCACAAAGAGTCCGTGTAAACTCAAAATAACAGTTAGTGTAAATGTTTAACACCCTTATCAGTAGATGTAACAATTATAAGCATTAAATTATTATTAATATTAACAATGATGTATAACGAGTAATTAACGTATTTATCACATAACCTGAAGCACCTTTTAAAATGTCAGGTATATGTAAATCGAAACTTTTGCACAAACTTCGAGAGTTGTGTCTAAGTCGTTGAGGACCTACTTTATGAATTGATAATTAATATACCATTGATTAATAATGATTTATATAAGAATAAAACTTATAGTTGAGGAAATGTAGATTAACAACCTACACTGTTATTTTATTCAAAAGGGGCTGACTGGTATTGATTGCTAATAAAGTATATAATAAGTAGATTATATTAAACAATAACCGCAAACATTTTTGCAATTAACAATGAACCATTAAGAATGGTAGCATAGTTACGTAAAAAAGAGAACGACATCTCTAAACCATGTGCACGTAGTGAATATTGCACATGGTTACTAATTAAATATTAACATGTAAAACGCAAACCCGTAGACTCTAAATGCATAAGATGAGGGGCACTCTACATACTGGATGACCTCTGTTAATATTTTACAAAACATTAAATTAAATTAAATAAAAATAACAAACTAAAACACAAACTAACATGGGAAAAATACTCCACACCATCATTTCATTACTACTTACTTATTTAGTAATATTTCTTAGTTATGAAGAGTTTACTTTACCAAGTAATCTTCGTACAATACCTGCAGAAGCTGTTGCTTTTGTACTAGTATTATCATTATTATATATGATAACTACACCATATTCATTGTTTAACAAATCATTCTATAAATCATGGAAGTAGTATTATACATTATAGCATCTTACATACTTCATATGGGTATGATTATTAATGAGTATGACAAACCTAAAAATGTACCTATTCAAATAAAAGTTTCATTACTTTTTGCACCAATAACAGTATTATTAATATTAGGCATGATGCTTAACAAAATAGATAAATAACATGAGAAAATTAATTAAATTATACAACTACGTATCATATGTATTGTATGGAGGTAAACGATTATCCGTAGCAGAGACTACATGGAGATAGCAAAACGATCAACCATGCCTACATAGTTATTTATAGCTACTAGGTATAGGGTATCATATTGAGAATATACACAGGCGCCCAATCCAGTTAGTCGTGGAGATAAAGAATAGTTCAAATCGAAGAGAACGGTGTATATTTTTAAACAAATAATAATAAATAAATAATACTATGAATAAATTAAAAGTAATAAAAGTTGATTCATCTGAAATAACTTTTGATAATGGTTCAAAACTATATTCAAATCACGAACAAGATTGTTGTGAAAATCATTATTTATCAATGAATGATTTAACACTTGATGATTTTGATGGTTTAGAATTTAATTTAACAACAGATAAATTCTTGGAAAAAGTTGAAGACTATGGTATTGCTTTAAAACCAATACTAGGTCATCCAGTAAGAATACCAGGATATGGTTCAAACAATGGCTATTACTCATCAAATTTGGATTTAGTAATCACAAACGCAAATAATAATGGTATTTATAAAAAATATAACATTAGCAAATGCCAAGAAATAAGTGATTAATAATAACAATTAAACAATTAATATTATGTCAAAAAGTAGTAACAAGTCAAAATTAACTAATCTAGCAGAATGGTTAAAAGTTAGAGCATTATCTCTCAAACCAATCATAACAACATATAAATAATGAATATCTTAAATAGATTACTAAGAGTAGGTTTATTTACATTATTAATATTATTTAGCCCAATTATATCACCAATAGCTTTATTAATTTGGATATTTACAGTTTTCACTTGGTATTTAAAGTCTTTGCAAGGGTGTGTTACAAATGAATATGATTAACAATTAATAAGTTCATAACTAATATGAAACATTCTAAATGTATACAACAAGGATTAGATAACTTTTCAAAAGGTATCTATAACTTCTAAAACAAAAAAATAACAATCTTAAAAACAAATGTCATGGAACAGTTTAAAAGAGCAAAGGTAATAATGTTACCAACATTATTAGAAAGTAAAATTCATTTATTTACTGGTAATAAACAAGGATTGTATCAATATCCTAAAAATATAAATGTTATGCCAGAGAATCCACATTGTTTAAATCAACATTTATATATTATTTCAGATGATAAAATTAAAGAAAATGATTGGTGTTACAATATAGTAAGTAAAACAATATTTCAAGCAAATGAAGATTTTATTAAACTAATTAGTGACCCAAATGTTGTCTTAACTACTAATAAAAAAATCATAGCTACAACAGATACTTCATTAAAAACAATAAATTATATAGGTACACACCCTAAATATGGAGATGCTTTTGAGGGAAAATCATTACCTCAACCATCACAACAATTCATTGAAAAATATATTGAATCTTATAATAAAGGTGAAATTATTACTGATGTATTAGTTGAATATGATTTTGTTATGTGTCTTAATGAACCTAAATGTATTAATTGTTATTCAAAATGTTTAATAAGTTACAAACTAAAAGTAAATCCTAAAGACAATACTATTACAATTAAAAAAGTAAAAGATAATTGGAACAAAGATGAAGTTATTAAAATTTTAAATAAATTAAATAATACTTTAAATATTGGATCTGATTTAACATTAGAAGAATGGATTAAAAAAAACTTATAAAACAACAAAAACTAATAATTATGAAAAATCAAATAAATATATCTAAGTTAAAAAATGGTCAAAAATTGTGGGATAGTAGATTTGGTGAAGTCACATTTCTTACAACAGAAAATGGAATTTATCCAATATTGTGCAAAAAATTAGACGGGGATATAAGAAGTTATACTCATGATGGTAAATCATTTAATAATGACAAGTACCCATCATTGTTTTTATCAAATCCATTTGAACAAATTAATGAGTTTCCTAAAATTATGGAAGTTTCAGCATATGGTGATAAATGGTCTAAAAAAACTGTATTAGCTTATGATGAGTCAAATGATGTTTATATAGCAATATCTGATAAATGTAAAAGCACTATAATACATTGGAAAAAAGCTAGAGAACTTCAAGAACCAATTATAACAGAATACACAATTGAAGAAATAGCTACTAAGCTAGGTGTTGATGTGAATTTAATTAGAATTAAAAAATAAATACAAACCACACATAGAAAGACAAATAAATAGAATTAAAATTGATTATTCACGCCCTGTTATAGCATTTGCCTATAATGAGACGATTCTAAACACTACAAGAAGTGTTATGTTTGTTGAGTATGATAAAAATAAGTTATAGGAAGACAGTATGTCCTGACACTACGTAAATGATTTATCCCTATCTTGAAGGATGTGTGGTTTTTATAAAATAGGCTAAACATTGAACCTTTGTAAATGTCTTTAACAAAGACTTAATAAGTAATAGGCAGAACAGCTAAGTATTTATTTACATAAAGATACTAATCCTGAATTAAAAGGATAATTAGTACCCAATGGTTATTGAATATTGAAAAGTTTTGATAACCGTTAGGGCTAACTTATTGAAAAATAAGATTGGAGTAATCCTAGATGTGTTGTTCCCTTGAGAAAGGAAAAAGAAACAAACTTAAAGAAAATATGTGTACAAGGATGATTAAGTCGCACACACAACACAAATGAGTTCTCAGCAAGTAGTTATGGTTGCCCTTGTGACAGACTTAAATGTACTTACCATAGGTGAATAACTACGTGACCCTACTTTTATTAACTTCTACTAAGATTATATCAAAGTGGAAGTCAATGTAAAAAGGGTGCTAAATTAAAAACAACAAATTAAAATAAATAAAACATGAAAACAGAAAATGCAATTAATGCACAAGTAAAATTTACACAAGCTGATATACCATCATTATTAGAAACTGTAAATAACAAAATTAAAGAATTAAGCAAAAATGATTCTACAGTTCCTGTTATTACAACAGGGCTTCCTGGTTTTGGACCAATAGCTAATATTAATGATGTAATGAAATTAATACAAGCTTGTTCAACAATTGATGCTAAAGTTCAAGCTTATGATGCTGCTGCTGATAAATATCTTCCAGAAGGTGTTAAAAAACCAGCGTTTGTCATTGAAGGATTCTCACCAAAGGCTTGGTTAGATGTTATTTCATTAAAAATTAGTGAAATTTCACACAAGAAAGAATTAGATAAATTAAGAGCTGTTAAAACTACTCTTGAAGCTAATTTATCTCAAGAAATGAAACTAGCTAATGATTTAGCTAAAATTAGTGAACTTTTAAATGAAGAGTAATGGCTGAAGCAAAATTTAAAAAAGGTGACATCCTTAAACCTTCTAAAAAAGGTGTCTCAAATTATTGGGGCTTAATAAATATTGTTGAATTAGAAGTTTTAAATAAAGATATAAACTCATCTTGGTCTAAAAAACTTTTAAGATTAAAAATAAAAAAAGGTAGTACCTCTAATACAATGACATATTGCTCTGCATTCAATGGTGATACCATTGATATTTATGAAGACGCTTTAGAACTATTTATAGCTCCAGAACAAGATTACGATATATTTTAAATACAATAGCTATTGTATTATGTGAAATTCAAAACTTAGTAGAGATAGCATCAACGTTAAGCCGTTATAGTCGGTTTATATTAATTACAAACAAATAAATTATGAAAAAGTATAAACTTATTAAAGAATACCCAGGTAGTCCTAAATTAAAAAACATTGTTATTCAAGACAAAACTTTTAAAGATTGTTACATTGTATCAGAAACATCTAATTATCATGAATGGAAAGTTTATGATTGTGAAAACTATCCAGAATTTTGGGAAGAAATTGTTGAAAAAGATTATGAAATACTAAGTTTTTACAACAAAGAAGGAAATAGTTATTATAATATTACAACTTTTGGATATTATTCAGAACCAGCAAGTCAAAGATCTTTAGAATTTTGTACACTATATTACAAAATTAATTCAATCAAAAGATTATCTGATAGTGAAATATTTGCTGTTGGTGATAAATTATGTGATGGTTTGATTAATGATATTGTTATGTCTAATAAAGATTTGTGGTTATTTCATAATGGTAAAAAACCTAATGTAAAACTTAAAGACGCTATTAAATTTAAACAACCATTATTTACAACTGAAGATGGTGTTGATATATTTGAAGGTGATACAATATTTGGAGTAAATGCTGATTGGAAAATATTTTCACACTATACTGATTTACAAAACAAAGTAAAATCTTGGGGAATTAAACCTATATTTCCAACTAAAGAAAAAGCTGAAGAATATATTTTAATGAATAAAAAATCATTAAGTATTAATAATATATTAAAAGTATGGTCAGATTTATCAGGACATGCTGCAGAATCATTATCAAAGAATAGTACACTTATGAAATACTTAATAAAACATCTAAAAGATGAAAACAATAAAAAGTAGAGCTACTACAGCTCACGTTTTAACTCTAATAAACAAAGCTATAGCTACAGAAGCTAAGCCTAATTTAGAATTAATAGACACTATTCCTAATACTAATCCACCTATTGAAGGTGTCTGGGTTTACAATGGTATAAGATATGTGCTAGCAAAAAATTAAATTATTTAAACTTATAAAAAACACAAACAAAATGGAAAACAAACATTTAAATAATGCATCAGAGCTTCAAAAAGCTGGGTACACGGGATTAAAAGTATCATGCATGCTAAAAGCTGTATTGAGTGTTGAAATTAAACAACATTTAAGATTAGTTCAACTTGATGAGTTAACTAGAATTAACAATAAGTATTTTAAAACAAGTTATATCAGCAAAGCTGAAATGACATTGTTATGGAATATATTTTGGAACTTTGTACTTAATGATTATAGATTTGACACAGATATGAAACTTACTAAAGTTACAGATACTGTACCATGTCTACCTAAACATATAGGTATGATTAAGTTTAATGAATTAATACCTGAACAAAATGCTTAAAGGTAAACACATTGTAATAGTAGTGGGTATTTTGCTACTATTACTTATAAACTATGAAGTATACAATAGTTTAACTTTAGCTACAGAAAATGAAATAAGAAACTCTTCAGGATGCTTATCATTTTGTCAACTTATAATAATAATAGAAGGTGTATTTTTTATATTTATAATCATGCGCTTATTATTATGTAATTGGGATAAAATATGGAACTGGGAGTTTAATTTAAAAAAATGGTTATGAAAGTTAAAACATTAGTTACAATAATAGTATATGTAATTGTACTAGTATTATATTGGTTTACAATTAATTGGTTAATAGATAACCCTAGGCCAAAAGTATATAGTATACATTATACAAACATAAAAATGTTAGTTATTGCTACAATAGTACTTTGTACTTTATCATGGTTTGTACCATTAATTAATTATATTGAAGATCATTGGAATGATAATATTAATTTAAATAAATTCAAATGATAAAAATAAGCATCTTAGATATAATAACTTCGATAATAATATTAATTTTTATAGTTGCAGGTATTTATGGAACATTTATATGGTACAGTGATGTAGATAAACTTACTAATATACAAATATTATGTATAATTATATCATTTTTATTTCATTTTATGCTTGGAATGGGAGCTATAGCTTTATTAGAATATTTATCTAAAAAAACTTTTACAATTAATATTGACAAAATAAAACAAAATCTTAAACAATTAATTAAATAAAACAATGAAAAACATTTTTAAATTATTATTAGTAACACTATTATTTAGTGTATCATCATTTGCACAGAGTAAAGATGGCTTTGGAAATAAGTTAGGTAATGCTACTGAAACAAGTGTTGCCGCAGCTAAAGATGGTGTATCTACTGTCTACAATGATAGTAAAGATGCCACAAAAGAAATTTATAGCCAAATTAAGAAAGCTTCACCGAAAGCTGCATCATTGCTTGGTAAAATGGCTCAAAAGCTTGAAGTAGGCGCAGATGCAGTGTGGAGTGTATTAGTTAAACAGCAACTAGTATGGTCTATATGTTTTCTTATACTTACATTAGCATCATTATATAATTGGTATGTATTTAATAGCAGATATTTGAAATTAAACAGTAAAATATTAAGCGATCCTATTATAGGTAAAAGAACCGTTGTTAAATCCAGACCTAATCCTGAATTCAATAATAATTACTATGAACTTAACAATAAATATTTAAATTCAGACTACTCAAGTGATAGACGTAAAACAGAAGTTATTGAGTTTAAAAAAGAATTAGAATATAATTCAGAAGAAGACTTTATAATAGACATACCTTTGACTGAAAAACTTAGTGGTTTTAGATACTTGCATTTAATTATATGTATAGGATTATCAGGATTAAGTTTCTATAACTTTCCAGCAATGTTAACAGGTTTTATTAATCCAGAGTTTGGTGCTATGAAAAACATTATGGAATTTGCAATATCATTTAAATAATATGATATTCTGGTTAATAATAGCAACACTATTCATAGTAATAATAGCTACAGACGATGGTCCTAATTTAAGTAGATAGTCACATGAGAAAAGCGTTTATAGGTTCACTAGGTTTAATTATAGCAATTATAATAATTGTAATCACAACATAAAAAGCAAAAACAAACATGAAAAAAAGAATCAAAAGATGGTTAAAGCACAAATTTGTGAGTTATATACCAGGAACAAGTAAGCTTGCTTCAATGGAAGCATTAAGATTATCAAAGTATCTAACTGAGAACTTTGATACAACACAACAATTAATAATTATTGAAGAATTAAAAGAAAACATTATAGCTTTTAGAAACGCTGAAATAATCAATAAGATAGAAGATATCGAGTTGTGCAATAGGCAATTAGAAAGCTTAAAAGTTAATTTAGGCAAACTTTGTACTGAGTAAATTAGGTTCATATATGCAAAACATCCTACACGATAGATGAAGCTTTTTTGACATAACTAATGTGATGTTTACACATAACATTATGTCATATACTGATAGATAGCTATTAATGGTAAGTAACATATATTCCGCACTAGCCACGGAGAATGCAAAGTATCTATTAATATAATATATTGAATGGTTGGCACGTAAGCGTGAATATAAACGGTCATAATATTATATTAATAGGTAAGCTTAAATTAAATAAAACGCTGAAAAAAGGTTTATAGTAAGCAAATATATTTCTATATCAGAAACCTTGAAAGACCCGAAAGCAGGGATTTTGTAAGTCCTTATTCTTAGTAATAAACAAACAGTGCTCTGATTTATCAACATTGGAATATGCTAGTGAAGCTGTAATATAGAAATCATCCACATTTATTATTGTTTAAGGGATGTAAAAGATTAAACTTTAAGGCAGTAGTGTAAGTCTCAGTTGGTAGAGCTAAAATTAGAGAAATTTTGGTCACAGGTTCAAGTCCTGTCACTATTACAAAAGTTAGGATAGTTCAGCAATGTTAATTTCTTAAAGTATTTATGTTTATTAACATTGTCGCTGGAAAAGAACTTATAAAACTCCTGCCTGACTTTACATTTAAGATTACATTAGTTGAAAATGCAGTCGTCGTTACTCATCGTGAGTGTTGGTGCAACCATGAGTCAGGTTACGGACAGATTAAATCGTCCAAGTGCGGGTTCGAGTCCCGCTGCATCCTCTAATAGTTTTCATAATGCTATTATTTGTTGTAATTTATTAACACGGTGTAAAAACCGTGTTTTTATTATAACTTTAAAATTAATATTAACAAATAAAAAACCTTATGTTAGAAGAAATAGATTATTTAGACACAATGGATTTAGAAGGTTGGTTTAATAACGAAGTAGTATGTTCTTAAAAATTATAAATAAATTTAAAAAAATGGAAGAAGAGGAAGAAAAAATAGTGTTCAAGAAATTTAACTTTCAATTAGATGACAGAATTAAAGTTTCTAAAAAAGCAAAAATGTATAACCAAAATAAGTTTCATCCAGCTGAGGTTGAAGGAACTATAGTTTACATAGGAAATAACAGTGATTATCAAAGTAATCAAGCTCCACTTTACATAGTTTGGGACAATGATGTATTGTCAGCTAATTGTTTGCAAGATATTGAACTTGTTGAAGCTGAGCGTCTAAAAGATAGATTTACTTACCCTAAATATAAATTATACTTTGAAGAGTTTGTGCCTAAAACAGTTGATGAAGTTTTACCTCATCTATATAGTGGTAAGTATCGCGCAGCAGTTGAAACATTTTACAAAAATGAATTTGGAAATCATCTTCATTGTAAAGCAGGTAAGCTTAGAAGTTTCGATGACATTTATTATCTATTTAAATCTTATTTTCTTGAAGAAACTCATGCAAGCGTGTTTGAAAGAATGCTTTTATTTGAAATAAAGTTATCAAACGTAACATTAGGTAATATGCCTATACAACTGTCTGAATGCTCTACAATTAAACGAATTAGATACATGCCATTTGGTTGTGAATCTAGTATGACTAGAATTTGGAATGAATCTCAAGATGCTAAGCAATATGAATCGTTTATGCATTGGAAAGATTTATTTAAGTTATTAAATATTAATAACAAAGACCAATTAACTGAATGGTATAAATCAAAACTAACTTCAACCCCTTATGTAGGAGCTGTAAAAACTGCTTGAAATGAAAAAAATAATAACTATCTTGTATACAAGAATCTGCGTGGACACACTAGGTTTTCCAGTGTACCTAAATTTGTTCGTAAAACCTTATAATGGTTGTGTTAAACGATTAAATGATCCTAGACCATTTAATAATAGTGTAACCTTAGAAAACAAATTAGTCAAACAACATTAGACATTATATATTGTATTAAAAGTATGAATCACTTTAATATAACTATATGGCTATAAATGTTACAACTAAATTATTTGAGCGAAAACCTGGTGTATATGAAATAAAAAACTTAGTGAACAACAAAATATATATTGGACAAACTAAAAACGTATACCAAAGGTTTATAAACCATCGCGCTCAACTTCGATTAAATAAACATAATAATTCTCATCTACAGAGATCTTTTAATAAACATAGTGAACTAAACTTTATCATTAATGTTTTAGAATATTGTGATGAAAAAGATCTTACTGAAAAGGAAATTTATTATATTAATCAAGCTGAAAGTGTTTATAACATCAGAGAAGCTTCTGATAGTGTGATACATTATAGAAGAGCTTCTATTACAGAAGAAACTAGGTTAAAACTCTCATTAGTTAAAAAAGGTATAATTCCTTCAAATTTAGCAGAATTACAACAATTAAATCGTAAAAAAATTGCGTATTTTATTAATGATGATTTAGTTCAAATATTTGAATCATGTAAAGATGCCGCTAATAATTTTAAAATTACTAGCAAAGCATTTCATTATTATATTGGTAAGAAAACAAATTGCAATAGTAAATACTTTCCAAAAGGATATAAATTTGAATATTATGTCTAAAGAGTTATACGTGTACGATTTAGAGACGTTCCCAAATTTCTTTCTAGCAATGTTTAAATCTACAACTACTGGCGTATATACAAGTTTTGAGATAAGTGATAGAAGAAACGAAATCTATATACTCAAAAAGTTTCTAAGAGACAATGTACGAGGTTTAATAGGTTTTAACAATCTAAATTTTGATTATCCAGTCATACATAACACAATTTTAAAAACTAATAGAATTATATATGCTCCTGAGATATATGAAGAAGTCAAAAAAATTATTGGCAATAAGTATTCATCTATTTATGATAATCAAATCAAAATTCCTCAACTAGATTTATATAAAATCTGGCATTATGATAATAAAAACAAATCTACATCACTAAAGTGGTTAGAGTTTGCTATGCGTTTTCCAAACGTAGAAGATTTACCATATGCACCTGGAACAATATTAACTTCTCAACAAATGGATAAAATCATCGATTACTGTAAGAATGACATTGATGCAACAGAACAATTTTATAGAAAATCTATTAAGCATATTGAAATTAGACAATTTTATACTGCTCACGAGGAATTACCGTTAATAAATGCATCTGAGATTAAAATGAGTAAGGAAATCTTTGGTAAATATTTAGCTAAAGAAATGGGCATTCCACTTAAAGAACTCACATCGATGAGAACTCACAGATCACGAATTGACATAAAAGATATAGTTTTTGACTATATTAAGTTTAATGACGCAGTGAATCAATCTTCTCTTAAAAGCTTTAAAGACTTTGTATGGCTATACAATGACGACACTGAGAAAGCTTTTGAAAACATTAGATTTACTGTACCATACAAAAATGTAGTAAGAGAATACGCTGAAGGTGGATTGCACTCCTTTGGAAAGCCAGGTATATATGAGTCTGACGACGATTATGTATTAGTGGACGTAGATTTCGCAAGTTACTACCCTCACCTTTCATTTAGAAACAAACTGCATCCAGCTCATATCCCTGAAGAGATATTTAATAAGATATATGAAGGTTTTTATAAAGATCGTAAACTATACGATAAAAAAGACCCTCGTAATTATGTATTAAAAATTATATTAAATGGTTCTTATGGATTGTCTAAAGATAAGTTTGCATATTTGTACGATGTATTATGGCAATTAGCTATATGCGTCAATGGTCAATTAATACTAACTCTTTTAACTGAAAGAATCTTTGAAAAATGTAAAACTGAACCTCAAATCATTTTTGAGAACACAGACGGAGCTATGTATCGTATTCATCGCTCTGATATGGATTTACTAAATGAAGCTTGCAAAGAAGTTGAGGAAATTGTTAATATACCATTAGAAATACAAACTTGTGAAAAAATCATAGCAAAAGATGTTAATAACTACATTAACGTTATTGAAACCGGTTTGACAGATAAAAGTAGCGGTGAAAAATATGATAACATAAAGTTTAAAGGTTGTTTTGAAATCGATAGAGATTATCATAAAAACCATTCTAAAAGGATCGTACCGGTTGCTTTAGCAAATTATTTTATAAATGGCGTGGATCCATTGGTGACAATAGATAACCATTTAAAAGAAGTAAAGTATTCATTTGCTGAAAACTATGGTATATATGACTTTTGTTTAGGTGCCAAAATGAAAGGTACAAACAAGCTTATCCAACGATATTGGAAAGGTCACGATCTTATAGAAGAACCTTTATCTAAAATGAACAGATACTATATTTCAAATGTAGGAGTAGATTTGATCAAGAGGTTAGAGCCACTCGCTAAGAATTACTTAACTAGTACCGACAAACATCAGATGAAGGTGGATGCAAATCAACTTAGTATTTTTGATGTAATCGAGGACGTTAAAATAGATCCCGAGCTACGTGATGAAAATTTAGAATCTGGTCACAAATGTACATTGTTTAATAAGTATAGTGATTACAACTATGACTTAAACAAATCGTACTATGTTAATGAGTGTGAAAAAATTATAAACGTTTTAAATTAATATAGATTTTTATGGTAAAATTGTATTCACATTTATCAGTAGCAGTAGATTTAGTTCAGACAGAGATGAAATTGACTAATGCTATAGAAATAGCTGAAGCAATTGAAATCCATCTTGGATTAGAATTTTCAATACATCAAATATCAGATTATTTAGATATTAACAAAATGGAAAACTATGAATACGAATCAAGATTAATAAATTATTAAATAAAAAATATAATGGTTAGAGAATCTTTTGCAGGAATTAAAAAAGGTCAAAAGTTTATTGTAGTTGCTAACACAGGTGGTCATAATTACCCTATAGGAGAAGAACTATATTTTAATAGAGATGGTACAGCCGCTTCTTCAATGGAAAACATTGCTGTAAGTACCACCGGTAGAACATATAATCATATTAAGATTAGTGAGATTGAGTTAGTAAACGACAGTATAGAGTCAATGAAACTTGAAATTGCTAAAATTAAAGGTAAAAGTGAAGCAAGAATTAAAGAGCTTCAATCTCGCATAGATATATGTGAAGAATTAGGTATAGAAGTGTATAATGCACAATTTGTAAAAGTTTACAGATCTTTGCAAGTTTTAAATTCTGATGCAACTGTGTTAGAGAAAACAAAACTAATTATTAAGCTAATTGAATAATAGTATGAAAAAACATGGATAGTATTTGCCCAAAATGTGTGGGTGCTAAACAAATTATGGAACCTAATGTTAAACCCAAAGTTGGTTTTACTTATAACACTTGTACACTATGTAACGGTGTAGGTTTTGTTAATTCTGAGTTAGAAGAAGATTTCCTATTATCATTAAATGAAGATAACTTTGATATAGAGTAAAATGAAAGATACAGCTTATATACTAGATTTTAATCTACTTTACGAGCAAGACCTTTCTGCTGAAGAATTTATAGCTTTGATAAACTTAAATAAGGATATTGAACATATAGATATTTCACTAGCAATAAAGTTAGAAGAAAAACAGTTTATAAAAATTAATAGACTGGATAATAATAAACTGGAAATAAGAGAAAAGGGGAAATTATTAATTGACTTTGTTTCTATAGAAGGTGTTGCATCGATTACAAATAAAAAGACTGTTAAAAAGTCTAATCGTGCTCTCACAGAGGGTATGGTTGAATTTGTAAGAGAATATAGAGCTCTTTGGAAAGGTTTAAAACCCGGTTCAATGGGCTCTGAGAATACGTGTAAAGACAAATTAATTAAATGGATGTCACTAAATCCATCTTATTCAAAAGATGATATATTAAAAGCTGCTAGGATATATCTAAAATCCATTGATAACTATCAATATTTACAACAAGCAGATTATTTCATTTTTAAAAAAGATGCTCATGGTGAATCTAGTAGACTTTCGTCATTTATTGATGAGATTGATATTAAGATTGTCGATGAAAACTGGACTACAAAACTTAACTAAAAACAGGATAAAAATGGAGAAAATATATATCAAAGAAAGTGATATTCCATCAACTAAGTATCGAAAGACACTTATAAGAGCTTTAATTATGCAACAGGGTGTCATTACGTATAGTGATCCAGAATGCACTGTAATACAATGCTCTAATAAAGCCGCTTACAGAAGTATTAGTGAATTACATATGATAGTACGTACTAGATTTAAATTTACTTCGTTAGAAGCCTTAATTAAGATAATCAAAGAGATTATCAATGAGGAAAAATGCATTGCCGTAGTGTGGTGTACTCAAATTAACAAAGTTGTAGTCAAGTATATGAAGAACATAAGCTCTGAGTATATTACATCTTACAGTAGAGATAGATACTATATTGTTAAAGGTGTTGATGGTTATTCCTTAAAAGACTACGAGGAACTTTATAATAAACTGTAATGAATGCCAGAGATTAAAACCAGTTTGTACTTGAGAACGTTGTCAGCAATTGAAACTAAACGACAACGATTAATAGATGGTAAAATTAACTGTATTCCATGAGGGCTTCCACGATTCGAAGAAGAATCACCAGGAATAGAACAGGGTAAATATTACTTAATCACCGCAAACTCAAAAGTTGGTAAAACGCAAATCGCAGATCACTTATTTTTATATAATACTGTTAAACAGATTATTGATAATAAATTAGACATAAGATTAAAAGTGTTTTACTTCTCATTAGAAATGTCCGCTGAAGAAAAAATGCTAGCATGTTTCGCAAATATTTTATACGTTAAAGAGGGCTTGAGGATCAGTCCAACTGATTTAAAATCTACTAAAGCTGATAGAATGTTATCAGCAGAAGTAATTGAAACAATAAAGTCATATGAACCTTACTTTGCAAAAATTGAGGAAGTAGTAGAATTTATTGATTCTGTAAGGCATCCATTTGGTATCTATAACCTAGCTAGAAAATATGCTTTAGCTAATGGTAAAGTACATACCAAAGATATTATAATAGATGGTGAAGTTACTGAAGTTGAAGATTATTATGAACCAAACGACCCTGATGAATACGTAATGGTTTTAATAGACCACATTTCATTAATATCACCTGAAAAGCGAGACGGTAAACTCTTTACTTTACATGAAAGCATATCTGTTCTATCATCAGATTATCTTCTTAAACTAAGAAATAGATTTAAATACATACCTGTTGTTATACAACAGCAAGCTCAGTCGCAAGAAAGCGTTGAGAATAAAAAGTTTAACAAGCTAAAACCTTCTATGGATGGTTTAGGTGATAATAAACTTACTCAACGTGATGCTAATGTTATAATAGGATTGTTCAGTCCTTTCAGACATGAAATACCTGATTACTTTGGGTATGACATAATGCTATTTAAAGATAGAATTAGATTTTTAGAGATACTTGGTGGTAGAGATGGTGGTGCTGGAACTACAGCTCCTTTATATTTTGATGGTGCTGTAAACTATTTTAAAGAATTACCATTGCCTACAGACACAAGCACTATGCAAAAAGTATATAACTTATTAAAAAAATAAAAAGCAAATTTAAAAAAACATGAAAAATATAGATTTCAGTTCCCATTATGTAAATTACAAAGTTACTAAATTAGATTTAGTACTTATTAATCTAGAATCATCAGCTTGTTTTGGAGATTTATTCAGACTAAAATTTGATAAAAGAAATGTAATTGAACTTTCAGAATTTTTAAGAGTTGATACAAAAACTTATGCTTCTGATTATATTAAAATAATTAGTAAGATATGTGGTGTTAAAACATTTTTTAAATCTGAAGATTGTATTGTAGTTGAAGGTTTTAAAAATTTATTTATTTTAAAAACTTTTTTAACAATGTATAGGTTGTTATTTGAAGCTAATAAAAATTATGGTAGTTCTTTAAATATTGAACATGTAATCAAGCAAAGAGTCCTATTTTTTGAAGCTTTAATAAACAAAACTGAAAAATGTAAGTATAGATGTAATTTTAAAAAACTAATTTATTTTCATAATTTATATATAAAGAATACTTTAGGTAATTCTAATCATTGTTTAAGGTCATATAGCGACATGATTGTAAAATCAAAAGCTCAATTGTTAAATTATAAAATAGATTCACACGTCCATAATTTTTTTATGGTATAAACAATAATATTTAGCGGAGGTATAGGTTGGATAAAAATGAAATGAGTATAATATTACCTACAGAGAAGTCAAAAGCAATTAGAATTAATCCTAGAAAGATTATATTATTTGGAAAACCTAAGATTGGGAAATCGACAGCGATGAGTCAGTTAGAAAACTGCTTAATCCTAGACCTTGAAGGTGGTACAGATTTTATAGATGCTTTAAAGATTGATGTAATTAAACTGTCCAAAGAACGTGAAATAACACCTATCCTTGCACTTAAACAAGTTATTAATACAATTAAGGAAGCGAATAAGGCTAAAGGTGGTTATGTATACAAATACGGTGCAATTGATACAATTAGTGTATTAGAAGATATGGTGATGCCAATCGCATTAAGTTTGTACAGAGCTACTACAATGGGTAGAAATTTCCAAGGAGATAATGTATTAGATCTTGCCAATGGTGCAGGTTATCAATACACTAGATCAGCGTTATGGATGGTATTAGATGAGTTAGAAGGATGTTTCGAGACATTAATTATACTTGCTCATTTAAAAGACAAGATGTTAGAAAAAGAAGGTAAGGAAATGACTGAAAGAGGTATAGACCTAATAGGTAAGTCAGCAGCCATTCTATCAGCAAATGTCGATGCAATAGGGTATATGTATAGAGAAGATAACGAAACTATCGTAAACTTCAAACCATCTGAATCCGTTACTTGCGGATCAAGATGTGAACATTTGACAGATAAAAAGATTGTATTAATATCTTCTGATAAAGAAGGTAAAATTACAGTTGATTGGTCAGGTATTTTTATCAAAGAATAGTTATACTTCTATAATAAAAAGTAAATTCAATTAATTTTATATAAATTCAAATACAAATAAATAATATGTTCGATTTAAATAGCGCAGATTTCAAATCACAAACGGTTGCAATTTTTAATAATGCTGAAGCAGGTAGAGTAGAAAACGTTTCATTAACTGTTGATAAAAAAACAGTTGAAGACGGAGAACGAGATCCAGATTTCAAAATTACATTTACTAACGAAACTGGTAGCATTAATATGGGTATATATTACCCAACAGATATGTCCACACCTTCTCAAGAGAAATTAACAGTTGGTAAAGTTGTAGCTATTACAAGAGCTGTAATGGGTGATGATTTCGTTTTTCCAGAAGTGTCTTCTTCTAAAGAAGCTGTAAGCACTTGTATGAATTTAGTTAAAAAGAATTGTGATGATGCAAAGGTTAATATCCTTGTAACATATGGTACAATCGGTTCGCCTAAAAGCTACCTAGGTGTGTATAAAAACTTTGATTTCATTGAAAAAGCTGGCACAACACCATCTAAATTGAAATTGACTAAAAATCCAAGTAAACCTCAATACGACGATCTTACTGAAAGAATCATGGCTGATGCTCCGGCTCAAGCTGATGCCTCTACGTCAGTAACTAGTAAAGAGGAAAGCTGGGTATAATATTATATAATAGGATAGCTCTAACCTCTGGAAAACAAGTACCATAGATCACCTATTAATATAATATGATTTTAAGCCAGATAGTTACAAGTAGACTTCCTCTAGAAATGGGGGAGATAGTGAAGTGCAAGTCTTCACCTGGTGTCTAATTAATAAATAAAAGATTATGAAACAAGAAACGCTTGAAGAAGCCGCTAAATTAAACGCTTTATCAGAAGTTGAACAATATCAGCCAACTAAAGAAAAATTTAAACTTAGTTATAAAAATTCTTTTCTTAGAGGTGCTAAATGGCAACAAGAAAGAAGTTATAGCGAGGAAGAAGTTTTAAAAATATTAAATACTTTTAGTATAGATAGTAAGTCTCCTGCAGAAAGAGATGATATTTTAATTTGGTTTAAACAATTTAAAAATAAATAATTATGGAAAAAGAATTTGTACCTTATGAACAAGCATTAGCTTTAAAAGAATTGGGATTTGATGGAGTTTGTTTAGGTTATTATAACGATGATCAAGGAAAAGAAGACAGATTAATATTAAAGAGGTGTAATTCTAAAGATTTATATGAATACACTACAATAGCACTTCTTTACCAACAAGCTTTTAGATGGTTTAGAATTAATAAAAAGTTGGAATATCATATTAAAAGTGATATGATGGGTTATTATACATATATTGTAGATAGAAATGTACATAAAACAATATCTATGGGTTCTAATATATTTGAAACTTATGAAGAAGCTGAATCAGCTTGTTTAACTAAATTAATAGAATTATGCAAGAAAGTTTAATAACATTTGAAACAGCTAAATTAGCTAAAGAAAAAGAATTTAAAATAAATGAACATTTAAGTATTGATGATGAAAATCCAAGGAATTTAAAATCTAATTATAATCCTAGAGAATATCAACCTTGGTATTTTAACTTAACACAATCACTATTACAAAAATGGTTAAGAGAAGTTCATAATATTAAAGTGTTTGTAACTACAAATACCGAGGTAAATGCAAAATACTCTTATATAGTACTATATCCTCCTACTAAAGGATGGTCTCTATCAAGAGATAAGTTTTTAAGATGGACAAACACAAAAGGCAGTCTTGCGGATGAGTCTTACGAAAAAATTTTAGAAGAAGGATTACAAGAAGGGCTAAAATTAATACCTGAAAAAACATAATATGGTAATAAATTTAAATAAAAAGATGGTGACTAAAGAGTCATTACTAGAAAAAGTTTCTGACTGGGATGTATATAATATGTACATCCCAGGACAACTAAACCTTAAAGATCCAATACTATCACCTTTAAGAGAAGAAAGTAAACCATCATTTGGTTTATTTATAGGTGAAAGAGGTGAAATATGTTTTAAAGACTTTAAACTAGGTTCAGGAGATTGCATTAAGTTTGTACAAATGAAGTTTGGTTTAGACTACTTTGAAGCTATGAGTAAAATAGCTTTAGATGCAAGACTTGATGGACAATTTATCATTAAAAATACATTTAAAACAAATGTTAATGCCTCACCTGCAACATCTAGAGCTTCTATTATTACAGCTAATGAACGATTGCATTTAACAAAAAAAAGTAGAAAGTTTGAGTTATTTGACTTATCATATTGGAACCAATTTGGTATAGATCACGAAACATTAGTAAAATACAATGTTACACCAGTAAGTCACATATTCTTTAGTGGTAAAATTGTAGTAGCTGATAAGCATGCGTATTGTTTCACAGAATGTAAAGACGGTGTAGAAACTTATAAAATCTATCAGCCATTTAATGAAACTTATAAATGGTTAAATAGTCATAATGAATCTGTATGGCAAGGTTGGGAGCAACTTCCTAAAACCGGTACAGAAATTATTATTACTAAGTCATTAAAAGATGTAATGGCTATTAACAAGATTCTAGGTATACCTGCGGTATCTTTACAAGCAGAAGGCGTTATACCTAAAGAACACATTATTGAGCAGTTAAGAGCTCGTTTTACAATAGTGTTTTTATTATATGACAATGATTATGATAAGGAAATAAACTGGGGTAGAGAATTTGGTAAAAAAATTGCAAAAAAACATGAATTAATACAAATAGAAATAAATGAAACCTACAAATCTAAAGACTTCAGCGATCTTGTTAAAACAATTGGAAAAGAAGAAGCTAAAAAAATACTTGAAGAATCGATCGAGGTTCCTTTTTAATGAGGTATACTTAAAAATAGATGCAATAATGCATCTCTATTTTAATGAAAATGCTGGACATTATTTACGAATACTAGATGTTAATCTTAGAAAAAATCATTATACAGGAGTTACACTTCCTTATATTGAGAAATTTGTTTTAGAAATGAAATTCTCAAAAAGCAATATTGTAGATTACATAATAAAAGCTCATTCTAAAAATAAACTAAAATCTTTGTATTGTCCAGACATAAAACATATAGTCATACATAATCAATATGCTGGACATAATTATAACCGTGATAATCGTCGTGGATACAGTTATGCTAACCGATCAAAATACAAATATTTTATTAAACACTTAAATACTTTTAAAAATGCAGGATAAAAAAGAACCAATTTTAGTAGCGGTATATGGATCATTAAGATCCGGATTTCATAATCACTCATTATTAAGTGATTCAAAATTATTAGGTACATTTGATACTGAACCTATTTACGATATGTACTCTTGTGGAAGCTTCCCAGGATTAGTATTACATGGTTCAACTTCTATTAAAATGGAAATCTATGAAGTTACAGAAGAAGTGAGTAAAAAAGTTGAAAGACTTGAAGGCTATACTAAAGGTGATGAAATGGATAACCATTACAATAAAGTAATGATTGATACACCTTATGGTGAAGCTGGTACATACATTTACAATAATTCAACAACTAGACTACCTAAAGTAGATAGTGGTGATTGGAAAGTATGGAGAGAAATAGTAAGTAAAAATGTTAAGCAAACAGTTTCATTATGGGATTAGTTACAAAAAAAGTATTAGTAAAAAGTTTAAATCCTGAGCTTGCAAGACCTGTATCTCAAAAACCTTTTGTAGGTAGAGGTATTTATAGGCCTATGGTACGCTCTAGACATCCTTCGCACAATGGTCTTAGAACAGCTATGAAAAGATTACCATTTAGATCAGTGATTAGAATGGGTTCAACTACAGAGCTTACAGATCTTGCAACATTAAATGGCTCTCGTATTGAGTTAAACAGTCCAAAAGCTATTGCAAACAGTAGTAGCAAATTCAAGATGAAGACTTGCTTTACAGAAGCAGGAGTTAAGACTGCTCAATGGGTTAACGGTAATAGTGTTGCAGAAGTTCTACAGTCTCTTAAAAACGAAGACGGTGATACAATTTATCCATTTGTTGCTAAACATTATTTTGGCTCAAGAGGTACAGGTAACACCCTTATAAAATCAGAAGAAGAGTTCACTCAATGGGCTATTGGTAAAAACTTTGGAACTTATTTATTTGAGAAGTTTTGCAATTTTAACAAAGAGTATAGACTGCATGTCACTAAAAATGGATGCTTCTATTCTTGTAGAAAAATGTTAAAATCTGAATTTAAAGACCATCCTAATGCTTGGCAACGTCACGATGATAACTCTGTATGGATAATGGAACAAAATCCATCTTTTGATAAACCTTCTAACTGGAAAGAAATTGAAGAACATTGTGTTAACGCATTAAAAAGCTGTGGTTTAGATTTTGGAGCATGCGATTTAAGAGTTCAAAATAATACTAATTCTAAAGGTGAAGCTAGAGAATCTATTGATTTTATAGTAGTTGAAATTAACTCAGCACCAAGTTTTGGTGAAGTAACTCTTGAGAAATATAAAGTTGAGCTTTACAACTTGTTAGTTGATAAATATAATAACAAACAGTAAAATGGTAGTAGACGAAAGAAAATGTAAAGAGTTAATGATTACTAATATAGACGGTCGAACCACGAATGTTAGAGTAAGACCATCGGATGGTAGTTATACTAGATCTTTTGGAATAACCATAAATCCAACTGATAATTGCCAATTAGCTAGTGCAAATTCAATTGGGCCGTCTATTAAAAGTTTAAATAAGTACCATTTAAGAGACTTGTTTATAAATTTAAAGCAACATATTAGTAAAAGAATATTACTGTTAGATTTAAATAGACAATTTGTTCAACATCTTTTAGATTGTATACCTGAAAGCGCTGTATTAGTAAAAAATGACTATACTTCTACAAATGGTCACTCGATGACTATCTTATTAATAAGATTGTCTTCAATAAGACAGTTACAATTACCAAAAACAAAATAAATATAAAATAAAATGAAAAAAACAATTGGAGTATACTCGGACACATTCAATGGTAAAGTAGGACAAACTTTTGCATATATGCAATTTTTAAGTCAATTTGGCTACGTTAGATTAATTTCTACAAGTGATAATTTAGAAACAATAGTTGACCAAGTAGATATGCTTGTGGTTCCTGGTGGAGCAGATGTTGATGCTACTAGATATCGTGCTGTACCTGGAGTAATGGATGGTAGAACAAACCAACATTATGAATATTTAGACTCTGTATTAATGCCAATCTTTGTTGAAAATAGAAAACCTATCGTAGGTATTTGTAGAGGTATGCAAAGTTTAAATGTATTTTTTGGCGGTACATTACACCAACATATCGTTGGGCACCAACAAGGTGAAGACAGAGCTGCTACAAGACAACCTTTACAATTTGTAGGTTCAGATCAACAAATTTTTGTAAACTCAATGCACCACCAATCTGTGGATGTATTAGGTGTAAATTTAGAGTTAGTAGGTTATACAAGAGCTTACCAAGGTTGCTATTCAGGACTCAGACAAGCTCAAAATTGGAGAAACTTTAACAAGAATACTCTAGCTTTAGAAAGTCGTGAAAGAGTGCCTGTTATAATTGAAGTAATTAAACATGTTGAACTTCCAATTATTGGATTTCAATATCACCCTGAAGAATTCAATTGTGAATATGCTGTTAAAGAAATTAAAAAACTATTAGAAATATAATTATGGAAAGTAAAACTAAAAGAAAAATTGCAGTATTAGTTAATCATTCTCAAAGTATAGGTAAATATATAGCTTTTCTATCGCAAGTGTTTGATGTAGAAACTGTAAATGCAAACGAATGGGATTCTTCTAAAAAAATTGACTTAGTTCTATTTACAGGTGGTGAAGATGTTGATCCAACTTACTACAATGAAAACGTTGGTGAATATACTCATTGTAATCGTAAAAGAGATGAGTATGAAATGAAACTAATGTTTTCTAGAAGTACTCTTAGAAGAATTCCAAAACTTGGAATTTGTCGTGGTGCACAATTTGTAACAGTTATGTCAGGAGGTAAACTTGTACAAGATGTAAATGGTCATGCTATATCTAATTTACATAAAATTACATATAAAAATGATTATATTCCAGATATGGATATTACATCTACTCATCACCAAATGATGAATCCATATGATATGGACGAAGCTGCTTATGAAGTAATAGCTACCTCTACTAACTATTTATCTGACAAGTATTTAAATGGTTTAAACAAAAACATAAGTTTACCAAGAGGATTCAAGGAAGCTGAAATAGTTTATTATCCAAAAACTTTAAGTTTGGCTATACAAGGTCATCCGGAAATGGATCATTGCCCAAATGATACTAAACAGTATTGTTTACATTTAATACAAGAATATTTAAACTTACAATAAAAAAAATAACAATGAATACATTTAATATTACGTTAGGAGCAGATCCAGAGATATTTATTGAAAATGATGTTGAAATCGTATCAGCTGAAGGTTTAACAGAAGGTGGTACAAAACATAATCCTAAACCAATTAGTCAACAAGGTCACATGATACAAGAGGATGGTATTATGTTTGAATATAATATTCCACCATGTTCAACAGCTGACGAATGGGTAAGACATCATAATTTTTGTTTAAATTACTTAAAAGAACTTGCTGCAAAAAGCAACTTTACTTTAAGTAAAAAAGTAAGTGATGAAATTAACCCAAAATATTTGGTTACACCTCAAGCAACAACTTTTGGTTGTGAGCCAGATTTCAATGTTTATTTAAAACGTGAGAATACTGCTCCTGACAATAACACTAACTTGAGATGTGCTGGTGGTCACGTTGCAGTAGGTTACCCCAATCCTGAGTTTGAAATGTCAGAAAACATTGTTAAAATGTTTGACTTGTTTGTTACTTTACCAGCTCTCTTCAAAGACAATGATACGCGTCGAAGAGAGTTGTACGGTAAACCAGGTTCATTTAGGGTAAAAGACTTTGGTGTAGAATGTAGAGCATTATCTAACTTTTGGATACAATCTGAAGATTTAATGAAATGGGTTTTTAACCAAACTATAATTGCTGTAAATGAAGCATTAAGTGGTGATCGAAAAGGTTTACTATTAGAATTTTCAGAGAAAGCTAAAAAAGCTATTGATGAAAATGATTTGGTGTCGGCAGAAGGACTGCTTAATCAAATTGCTGCAAAGTTAATCAATTAAAAATAAAAAAATAAACATATGTGTGGTATATTTGCATGGGCTGGTACGAATCCAAAACAATTTAATAAAGCTAAATATGACATCCAAGGTTTGTATAACAACAGTCGAGGTGGGGATTCAAGCGGGGTAAGTACAGATGGTGAAATCTATCATGGTGTATTAATTAATAAAAATTACGGTGATTTTATTACAGGAACTGGTTATAAAGTTCCTGTGGCAATTCCAACTGTAATAGGTCACACTCGTAAATCAAGTAGTGGTGGTATTAGCGCAGTTAATGCACATCCTTTTGGTTTTGGTGACCACAATGAAGGTTTTGAATTTATAGGTGTTCACAATGGTACATTACACAATCAGGATGATTTAGCTTCAGATTATGGTGTTGAAGAAAGAGTTTACACTAGAAATAAATTTGGAGTAAAAACTTTTGACAGAACTAAAATAGATTCTGAAATATTATTAGAGTGCATTTTTGTAAATGAAAACTTTAGAGTATTATCTGATTACATTGGTGCAGCAGCGTTGTTGTTTACAAATACTAGAGAACCCAATGTGTTATACGCATTTAGAGGAGCTTCTAAGATGGAAAAACATGGTGCTGGAGGTACAGTAGACGAAAGACCTTTATATTATTATCAAGAGGCTAAAAACAGCGTTTATATTTCTTCAATGCCTGAAAGCTTAGCGGCCATAGGCGCAACTACAGAAACTATTGAAGAATTTGATGAAAATACTGTTTACAAAATCACTAATGGTAATGTGTTGCATGCTGAAAAGATTCTGTTGACTCGATCACATGCTCACCAAAGACCTTTTTACAACTATGGGGGAACTGGTGGTCGTGTTAATAACCAATCGCAAGCATTCACAAATCACTCATGTGGTTATGAACCTAAGAATAATAAGTACGCTGGTGGAGCTAAAAGCAGACGTGAAATTAGACAAGCAGCTTTAAATGCTAAAAAAGATCAATCTTCTAAAAGTACAGCTGTTCAAGGACCGTTTAACATATATGAAGAAGAGATTTCTAAAGTTGGTAAAAATCCAATATATTTTAATAAACTGCGCTATTACAGAAATGGTCACTTATTAAATGGTATATATACTTGGGTTCCAGATTTTGGTTTAGTATACTTAACTGATAATACAGATCTTGTTGAAAAAGAACAGGGTGACTTAATGGATAAACCTTTTAGTCATAAATCAGGAATGTTTATAAATACAATTAATACTAAAGATGTTGTTTATCCTTTTAATAGTATGAATAATCTTAAAGCTCCAATATTGTATATGTATGAAGGTATTCTAATTTCCAATGATATTGACTTTAAAGCTTTAAGAAATCCAGGATTAACTTTTTCAATATATAATATATCTGAAATGTCTAAACATCCTATTATTAACTTAAATGCTCTTGATAAAAGCGTTGCTAATAATAATATTATACTTGACAACGAGATCTTTACTGGAACAATATCTCCATTAGGTTCAGCTTGTATATATGAAATTCAAAATGGAATATTAATGTCTATTAGAAAACTTCCTAATTCAGAATATGAAAATGAAGGTCCAAATGTTATTGAATTGCATCCTGAGAAAAAAGTTGAAATTGTAAAAAATGAAACTAAAAGTATATTACTAGATGAATTAAAAAAAAACAATTTATCTCTAGCTAGTTATACTGATGTTTTAAAAAAGCAAAATGATGAAGATTTTGAAGATTATCTTCGTGAAAGATATGGTTTAACTGATCAAAGTGGGACTTTATTCCCAGAGGAAGATTATGTAGACTTACCTATTAATATAGGTACATTTGCAGAAGAAACTATAGCTAATGATCTAGTTAACGAGTTAATGCTTCCAATTTATCTAAAAATTCAACAAGCTAACACACTTATTGAAATTCATAATAATATACCTTTTGCAAAAGAGGTCATTGATACCAATGAAGAATTTCTAATAACACTAGATGAAATTATTGAAAAAACAATTAAGTAATGGAAAAAGTAATGACATCATTGGGTGAACACCCAAAAGAGAACTGTAGGTTTATAAATGGTGAATACTATTTAATAGGTGATATTAATGTTGAAAATTCAGGAGATGTGTATCTTATAAACAACAGATTCGTAAGATTTGTTACTGGAAAAATAGTGTTTAATCATAGTGTTAATCAATATCAGTTAAGAAATTCATCAATAGTAGAAGGTGTAGTTAAGTTTGACGGTAATGAAGCTGTTAAAGGATTTTTTGATCCTGCAAAAAGTAACCTGACAACTATAATTACATTGTTAAATGGTGAAAGACTTTATGCTATTGATGAAACTAAAATTCCATTATCTTACAGAGAAGTTATTTCTAAAGGTGAATATGCTCATATTTCAAAATATGAAGCTTCAGATTTTATAAAATTGAAATCAGTTAGTCAAAAGTATAAAGAAAGTTTATCTTACGACTCAAAAGGTATTACTGACAGATATTCTGAAAACTTTAGACGTAACTATAATCCTAAGATATCTGCAGATATAGAAAAATATGCTAAATCTATTGGTGATTTAACATTTGGTTTAGAATTTGAGACTGTAAAAGGTGTAATTCCAGATAATAAACTTGCAGCTTTACCATTAATTCCATTACGAGATGGTAGTATTCAAGGTTTAGAGTATGTAACTATACCTTTAAGTGGTAAAATTGGAATTCAAGCTGTTATTGATTCTGTAAAGGAGTTAGAGAAAAGAACTGAGTACGATGATAGTTGTGCATTGCATTTACATATTGGTAACGTACCTAGGACTCCTGAGTTTATTACAGCTTTTTACAAGTTAATTTCACATCATCAAGATGAGATGTTTTCAATGTTTCCGTTATACAAAAAATATAACTTTGGAGTAAAACGTAAAAGCTATTCTAAACCATTTCCAGTAAATCTTATCAATCCCCAAATACATCCTAATATAGATGTAAAAAATAGAGAGTCTATAATTGCTGGATTTACTCCAATATTTGATTATTTAGCTGAATCTGCAACGTTTGCAGAATACGGTAATGATCTTAACAATGTTGGTGGGCATCCTAGAGATCCAGGCGGTAACGCAAAATGGAATATCAATACACGTTATTATGCTGTAAATTTCATACCTCTTATATTTGGTAACCACCAAACTATTGAGTTTAGAATTCATACACCAACTTATGATATTGCTAAGATTCTAGACTTTTTATTTATGTGTTCTTATTTAATTAATTACACTATTAAAAATACATCTAAAATACTTTCAAATCCTAAATTCTTAAATAGTAGAAATTTATCTCAACTTTTAGTAGAGCATGTTATAAATGGTACTAATGTAGATAATAGTACTAAAACTACATTATCTTCAGAAATGGAAAACTATGTTTATTCTAGAATTAACAGTACTTACAAACAAAACTCAGAAGGTAATGTTAGAGGTGATGAAAACAAAATTAGATTTAATACATATTTAAATTTAAACGGTTTGCACCCATCTAAACCTTTAGAAATTGCTAAAGGAGTTCGTAGAGATAATGATTCTAATAGAGAATCTAGATTTTTTTCAAAAGGAATGATGCCTAAACCTAAACGTACAGATGGCGCTAGGTTTGATTCAGCAATGAGTGCTAGTATAGCTAGTTTAGATGCGGTATTAGAGAGTGATATGCAAGGTTTTATTGAAACTGCGCCTCTTAAATTTACTACTATGGGAACTTATGGTTCAGTAAAATTTCCAGAGCGTAAACCAAATTCAAATCCTCTTGAAGAATCTTTTAAAGCTTTGCAGCTTGATTTGCAAAACAGACATGCTGGTATAAGTGAATCAATAATTGATATAGATGCTTCAACTTATTATAAAAAGTATGGTCATGCAAACTTAGTTGATAAAGTTATAGAAGAAGTTATAAAAGAGCAATCTACTAACGAATGGTAATAATTCAAAATTATTAAATGGTTGAAATTAAAATTATTGACGGTGCTGAACATTTATTTATAAAAGGTAATGTACCGTCTCTTAAAAATTCAAAAGTTAAAACTAGTAAAGGTATATTTTCTTCAAAAACTGTAAATCGTTACATACGATCTCTAGGAATACAAAGTTATTCTTCAGGTAGAAAAGTTGTGAAAGGATATGCTACTAAGCCAAATGAGTTTTTAAAAACAATGCCGTTTTTTGAGAAATACTTAGCTGTGAAACCTTACTTAGTAGGGTTTCATTTTGTTAGGGGTAGTAAACATAAATACGATTTCAATAACGCAAACCAAATTTTAGCCGATTTGATGACGGCGCATGATATTATTGAAGATGATGACACAAGTAACTTCTTTCCAATACCTCTTAAAATAGATGGTAGATTAGACAGTTATGATAAGGATAATCCTGGTGTCTATATTAAAGTACTTGACCAATCAGTACTTTAAAAATATTAACCTAATAAAATAAAATGAAAGAGGAAATTATTAAAATCAAAAACAAAGCTGCGGTAATATTTAACAATTTGCAATTAGTTAGATTTTGTAAATATATTGACTCACATCAGTATAATAATGCCCGTCTTATGATAGATGATGAAATTCATAAATTAACTAATGAAGTTGTAACATATGATCACAACGGCTTAGAAATTGCCGCAGCTTGTAATCTAATTGATTTAATAATTGACTTGATTGTTAATGAAATTGATGATGATAGAGAAAAGCAAATTAAGCCAATTATTAGAAAAAGACGTAAGCGAGGAAGAGATCGACCTAACTCTCTCGTACAGTAAGTATTCTGATTTTGACAGGAATGGTGCAATATCTTTAATACGTCAACGAGAAGTTACCGGAGCTGGTTTAAAGCACGGTAGCTTAGTTGACGATTTACTAGTTGATAACTTAACTGGTAGTGAGATATGTAAAGATACATATTATAGATTTGATGGAGAAAAACCATCAGCCTCATTAGGAGTTTTATGCGATATTATAACAAAGAACTTTACGGAAATGCCAAATATAACTCAAGTTGCAGAACTTGTTGTTATAAACAAATTTTGGAGTAACGTTAAAGACCCTTCAATTTTAAGATCTAAGTATGATGTTCCAGAGTTTTGGGAATATCTAAAGTGTGCGTATGAAGCAGCTGATAAAGTCATAATTACAACACAAGAGTATAATGACGCTATTGAAATAGTTAGTATTTTAAAGAATCATAAATATTCTAAACACGTATTAATAAATTCATATGAGAAAATATTTCAGATGAAATTTAATATGGATTACAAAGGTTTTAAAGTTAGAGGAATTTTAGATTTAATAACTATTGATCATAAAAGTAAACGAGTATGGTTTACAGATTTAAAGACTGGAAAAGGACCCGCACTGGAATTTGAAGATAGCTTCGTAAAATGGAGATACTATTTTCAAGGAGGTTTATACACTCTAGCTTTTGATGCTATATGTGAAGAACTTGGTTTAGTAGATTACACATTAGAACCTTTTCAATTTTTATATATTTCCAAATCAGACAAATTACCATTGTTGTATATAATGTCTGATAAGTGGTTAAAAGCTTCATTTAAAGGCTTTAAAATTGGGAAATATGTATATAGAGGTATTGATGAACTTACTGACGAAATCTATTGGTGTTGGAAAAATAAGCAGTACGTAATAACTAAGTATATATCAGATAATAATGGTGTAGTTGGTTTACGTGATAACTTTATTGAAGTGAATGAGCAGTAAATCTTATAACCTTTCGAAAACATATTTACTCCCATTAGTATCAGAGTTAATTGATATTAATCCAAAGTTTATAAACAATTTAGACAATACTTATCTATTTGATGAAAACAATGAATATAATGAATGCTTTTTTATACTTCAAAGTTTTAGTTTTAAGAACCCTGAGTACACAGCATATGAGCATAAATTAACTAGCAGTAGTTTGTTTCTGAAACATATTGATTTGGGCTCTAAAGTATTGTATATTTTTAAATTTCCTGAAGAATACTTACCAGAATATTATGCTTTTCAAAGAGGTGAATATTCTAAATTTGGTAATGACGCTAAGGAGCTTATAAATAAATTTTGGAAAAGTATTTATGGAAAACAGTTAGGTGCAAAACCTGCACTAGATAAAGTTTCACAAGTGTTATACAAAGATCCTGTACTAAAAGAAATCATTGAAGAGAGACTAAGTAGTGAAAAACACAAAGTATCTCTTGGTGATAGTGAGTTAGGTGAGATGATGAATTCGTCATCTGAAACATACCGTAAAATAATTTACAGTGATGCGTGGTAAACACGCTAATGATTTAAATCTATTAAAATAATAATATTGAGTGAAATTACAACTAAGAGGGTAGCTTTCAAACCATTCAGATATCAGTGGGCATACGATTATTGGTTCGACCAACAAAACGCACACTGGTTACATACTGAGATATCTATGATGCAAGACGTCAGAGATTGGAAAGAAAACTTAAATGAGAGTGAGAAAAATGTAATAGGTGGCATTCTAAAAGGCTTTACGCAAGCTGAATGTGAAATTGGTAGTTACTGGTCTACAATGGTTCCAAGATGGTTCCCAGTACCAGAGATTAAAATGCTAGGTAAATGCTTTGGATCTGTAGAGGATATTCACGCATCAGCTTATTCGTATCTTAATGATACATTAGGTCTCGATGACTTTGAATCATTTTTAGAAGATGAGGCTACAATGACTAAGTTAAAAGTATTAATGGATATTGATCCGTATACTAAAGACTTATCAAAAATAGCTAAGAGTATAGCTTTATTTAGTGCATGCGCAGAAGGAATACAATTATTTAGTTCTTTTGCAGTACTATTATCATTTAGAAAATCTAATCGATTAATCGGTGTAGGTCAACAAATGATTTATAGTGTAAGAGATGAAAGTCTTCACTCTGAAGCAGGATGTAAAATATTCAGAACTATTATAGAAGAAAATCCTGAAATATGGACAGAAGCTTTTAGAGCTGATTTATATGCTGGAATTGAGTTAGCAATACATAATGAATTTACGTTCATTAATAAAACTTTTGAAATGGGTGACTTAGATACTATATCTAAAGCTCAACTTAAAAACTTTATGTATGATAGGGCTAATAGAAAACTAGCTGAACTAATGCTTCCTCCAAAATACATTGTAAATGCTGAATTACTCGATCAAATGTCGTGGTTTTACATGCTAATTTCTGGAGAACAACAAACTGACTTTTTTGCAAACAAAGAAACCGGATACGCTAAACCAAATAGCGACTGGAATGATGATTTGTTTTAATAAATAAATAAGTGGAGGTTGGTCGGAAATATGTATGATTGAAACACACAAAATCGCATTAGATTTAGGATGGAATGTAGGAGAAGATTACCCAGAGTGGGGTAATAATGATTTGTATTTAACAACTATCAAAGGTGGATACCTTCAAAAAGGAGAATCGCCTAAAGATGGTTATAATAGATTAGCATCTAATGCTTGTAAATACTTAGATAGATTTGATTTATTTGATAAGTTTTTTAACATATTTTGGAATGGATGGTTAATACCATCTACGCCAGTAATGTCAAGTTTTGGTACTACTAAAGGTTTACCAATATCTTGTTTTAGCGGAGTTATTCCTGACGATATGTACGACATTGGTCGTAAAGAGTTAGAAATGAGGATGCTATCTAAACACGGTGGAGGTACAGCTTATAGTTTTAGTGAAGTTAGACCTGCTGGTGCACCAATTCAAAATGGAGCATTAGGAACATCTGACGGTATTATACCTTTTATGAAGTCATTTGATAGTACAATTATGTCTGCAAAACAAGGTCAATTACGACGTGGAGCAGTAGCTATGTATTTAGACATAGAGCATAAAGACTATCCTGAGTTCTTAGAAGTTCGTGAACCAAAGGGTGATATTAATAGACAATGCCACAACATACACCAAGGAGCTGTAGTAAGCGATAGGTTTATGAAAGCGGTTAGAGAAGGTTCAGGAGCTGAACGTGCTTTATGGACTGAAACCCTTAAGAAACGTGTTAAAACTGGTGAACCTTATATAATGTTTATTGATAACGCTAACAAAGCTTTACCTAATAACTGGAGAGAGAATAATCTGATTATAAAGCATTCAAATTTATGCTCAGAGATATTCTTACCAACAGATGGTGATCACACGTTAGTATGTTGTCTAAGTTCATTAAACTTACATAAGTTTGATGAGTGGAAAAACACTGACACTGTAAAACTAGCTATCTATTTCCTTGATGCAGTAATTGAAGAATTTATTCAGAAATCTGCAGGTATTAAAGGTATTGAAGATGCAACTAGATTTGCAATCAAGAGTAGGGCGTTAGGATTAGGTACATTGGGGTATCACTCTTACTTACAAAGTAAAGGTATTCCATTTATATCTATTTATGCTAATGGTCAAACTCATAAAATATTTGGATTAATTAAATCCCAATCTGATGAAGCTTCTAAAGAATTAGCTGTAACTTATGGAGAGCCTGAATGGTGTAAAGGTACGGGAAACCGTAATTTAACTAAGATGGCCATTGCTCCAAATAGAAGTAGCTCTAAACTTGCAGGAGGTTTATCACAAGGTGTAGAACCTATCGCAGCTAATATTTACGTTGATGACGACTCTAAAGGTCTTCACATTAGACGTAATCCAGAACTTATCAAAGTTCTCAAAGCTAAAAATAAAGATATACCTGAAGTATGGGATCAAATTATGGCAGACAAAGGTTCAGTAATAAATGTTAGATGTTTGTCAGATGATGAAAAAGATATTTTTAAAACATTTAAAGAAATTAATCAATTGGAACTAGTTAAACAAGCTGGTTTTAGACAAGCTTATATTGACCAAGGACAATCTATTAATTTAGCATTTGCACAAGATGCACCAGCTAAGTTTATCAATCTAGTTCACTACACCGCATGGGAAGTAGGTTTGAAGTCACTTTATTATTTTAGAAGTGAAAGCAACATAAAAGCTGATTCAGCTCAAAAGAGAGATTTATATAGTGAATGTATAATGTGTGAAGGATAACATTATTAATATTATTAGGAGGTAAGTTGTAATAAGCTTACCTCTTAATATAATACAATTAAAAGTGGATGTAAACCAAAGAAAAGACGAAGTACAAAATGAAGCTATAGCCAAATGGATTGTAAAGGATAAGCATGGGACTGCTGAGATTATAACAGGAGCTGGTAAAACTTTTTTAGGTTTAAAAGCTTTATACACAATGCCTAGACATAGTGATCTTACACATTTGTTTTTAGCTGAACAAAAAGATAGAGAAGTAGATTTAGAAGCTGATATAATCAAGTTTAATAAAATTAATAGTTGTGATGTTCACAAGGATTACAATTTAAGATTTGTATGTTATCAAACTGTAAGAAATTGGAGTGGTTATAAATTAGGATTAGTAATAGCAGATGAGATTCATGACTCAATGACTCCTGAAAATTACAAATTTTATATTAATAATACTTATAATGCTATTATAGGTTTGACAGCTAAATTTGATGGTAAACTACAGTATGCTGTTAAAAATAATGATGTTCTTAAAGCTTTCTTTAATGAAAACATAGTTTCTAAATTAGACATGTTAAATAAAGTTGCACCAATTATATTTTCATATACTACAATTCAAGGTCAATCTGAAGGTACTTCAAGATTATTAAATATTTATATAGTTGAATCAGAAATTGATCGTAATAATAAAAATATTGAATCTGGAAATGCTACAACTAAGTTTTTTCAGTCTGAAGAAGCAGCGATAAAATATGCTAATAAAAATGTCAAAATTGCATTAGGTTTACAACCTTTTCCAACTGAAGATTATTATGAATATCAAGAACGTAGAAATTTAGCAATATTTAAATCTTCATTAAAAAGATGTTCCTTAATTTATGATTTGCCAAGTAAAGTAGCAGTAGCTAATAAAGTTATGGCAAGTTTGATTGGTAAAACAATAGTATTTAGCAACTCTTTAAAAGCTGTAAAAAAAGTTACAACGTTTGTAGTAGCTTCATCTAATACTGATTCTGAAAATATATTTAATAGAGCTATGTTTGATGAAGGTCAAATTAAAACTATAGGTTCATTTAAAAAGCTTAAACAAGGTGCAAACTTAGAACAAGCTGATAATGTAATACTAATGTCTTATTATAGTACAGAAGTTGATTTTATACAAAGAATAGGTAGATTACGACAAAACAAAAATTTAGTTGGAAATGTATTTATTTTAGTTACTAAAGATACTCAGGAAGAAGTGTGGTTATCTAAAATGATGACAAGTAGCACAAATTACAAAGTTGTAAGAGGTACTTTAGAGCAATGTATGGATAAATATTTAATTAATCTTAAAGAATAATGAAGTTTATAAAATTAAAAAAAAAGATAGTTTACAATCATTTATTAAATGTAAATGATAGAGATTATACTTTAAGAAAAACAATCGAGGAGCTTCAAGAATTATCTTTAGTATTAATTCAACGTTTAAATAAAAACGAAGTTTTAGTTCCGGATTCAAATATAATTGAAGAAATCGGAGATGTTAAAATACGATTGAAAGTGTTAGAAAAAATGTTTTCATCAGAATTAATAAAAAAAAGAATAAATTATAAACTAAAAAAATTCTACAAATATATTGTAGATAAAACTTATAAAAATATATAACATGGTAATTATTTGCGAAAAAGTAGGTTCAACAAAGTCAATTAGAGTGGGAACAGTATATGAAGTTTTATCTGAAACCGATACTCGTTACAGAATTATTAATGAAAATGGCGTAGAAGCCAATTATTGCAAAACATTATTTGGTGAAGTATTTGCAGATAGTCGTCGTGAAAGAAGAAATGAACAACGTCGTAGACTTGCTAATGCAAGACAGGAATTAGAAGCTGCAATGCCAGTAGCTCCTGTAGCTCCAGTAATACCAGTTATTGCTGAAATTAATGTTGAAACTTCAGCTATTGTTAAAGAAGTTGAAAATGATGATGATGAGGAGCATGCTTCTATTACATTAAAAGTTAATTTTATAATTAATAATGCAATTAATCTAGTTCTTGTATCAAATTCAGTATTATCTGTTTATAGATCAAATATTGGCTGTGGAATTAGAGAAGTGTCAGGTATAAATACGTTAATGAGCTTTACAACAAGTTTAAAACCTAAACTTGTAGAATTTATTAGAGTTAAATCTGAAGCAAATTTGTTTACGTTAGTTGAAGGTTTTGATATTGATGAATTAATTAAAGATATTTATGAATCATTATTGCAAGATATAATCTCTAAATTTCAAGGAGAAGATATTGAATCAATAATGAAAGCCGGATTAATTAATTTTTCTACAAATATTAACAATAATGGTCATAAAGATGAGTTATTACTTGAAATATTTGATGATAAAGCCGATTCTACTGTAGAGTTTGTTAACCCAAATGGAGGAAATATTTGTAAAATGTGGAGTTTTAAAACCGCAGAATAAAAAATTATAAATGTTTATAAAAACAATAATTAATAATGAACTATACCTATACTACAATGGAACACTTATTTATAAGAGATGGTTGAATTATGGGTATAGCAAATTATTTCAAAACTATAAAATATGGCATCAATAGATGTGAGTTATCATGCATTATTGCATGAAATATTAGAGAAAGGTTATACTTACAAAGATCCTAATAGAAAAGATGTGAATAGAATAGAAATACTTTCTCATACTTTTAGACACGATTTTAAAAAGGGTTTTCCAGCAATAACTACAAAAAAACTTAATTACAAAAATGTTGTAACAGAGTTAATATGGTTTTTAAGTGGAGATACAAATATTAAATACCTTGTAGATAATGATTGTAACATTTGGAACAAAGATGCTTATAAGTATTATCTAAAATTGCATACAGTACATATAAGTCATAAACCAGTATGGAATATTGAAACTTTTATTAAAACATGCAAACAAGATGCTTTAATAATTGGTATTCCTAATTATAAAGTTGGTGATTTGGGACCTGTTTACGGTAAACAATGGAGAAACTTTAATGGTATTGATCAAATTTCCAAATTAATTCAAAGACTTAAAGACAAGCCTTTAGGAACTGAACATATTGTAAATTCTTGGAATGCTGGTTATTTATCAGATATGGCTTTACCACCATGCCATTATGGATTTCAAATAGTTGTAAAACCTTTAGAATTTGATTATGTTGCAGATTACACAGGATTAAAAGAAGATATTTGGTTTAATAAAGCATGTAAAAATTTAGAACATGGTGATATTATTAAATGTAATAATAAATATTATCAAATATTTTTTGGACCAGAACATGACTCATTTGAAGAATATGTTCAAGAATATGGATTTGAACTTCATTGGAATCAAAGAAGTGTTGATACATTTCTTGGTTTACCTTATAACATAGCTTCGTATGCTACATTAGCATTGATTTTAGAGAAGATAACTGGTTATAAAGCATTAGCTATACAAGGTAACTTAAACAAGGTTCATTTGTACGATAATAGCTTAGATGCTGTTAAGGAACAATTGAGTAGAGATGTACTTCAATTTGATAAATTTAAACTAAAAATACAAGATAAGTCTGAATATTATAAGATTAAAACTTATGGTTTAGAAATTTGTAGTTTAGATAATTTACTATCTAATGTTGAAATTGAAGATTTTGAATTAGAAAATTATGAATCATACCCAGCTATTAATGTTAAAATGTTAGAAAGAGATGCGTAATATAAAAAAAATTACAGGACAAGTAGTAAATTATTGTGATATACCTGAAAAATTGACCGAAGGTAAATGGTTTAATGAATATAGCTCAGGCTGCTACATTGAATGTCATATAGATTTATCAGATAGTGCACAAAGTGCAGATGAACTTGATAATTGGCTAATGAATAACTACCCAGGTATTGAAAATGAAACTTTTTATATTGAAATAAATTATTAATATGCAAGCAGCAGAAGAATTTTTAAAAGAAAAAGATGATTATGGAAATTTATCAGTATATGCTAATGAAACAGCTATAATTATGATAGAATTTGCTAAACTTAATGTAGAAGCAGCTTTGAAAGAAGCCGATATTAAAGGGTCTGAATATATGAGCGGTGGCGCTGACTATGACGAATATCAAGAATCTGTTTTAAATTCATACCCATTGACTAATATTAAATAATATGACAGAAAAAAGATTTGAAGAAGTAGTTAGTATATTTTTAGATGGTATTAAAGAAACTCTTGTTGTAAAAGGTCGTGAGTATCGTCGTAATAACAATCCATTTCATAACTTTGATATTGGTTCGCAACGTAGCGGTTTAATTCGAGAGAAAGTATTAGATGGGTTTTTGTTAAAACATGAAATATCTATTGCTGATATAACTAATGATTTAGAAAAAGATGTTTTACCTAAAATTTCAACATTAGATGAGAAGTTTGGAGACAACGTAATTTATCTTATAATTAAGATGGCATCAATAATTGATAGAATTGAAGAAAATGATATGGTTTAAAAAAAAGAGAGTTGAATTAGGTGAAGGTCATATTATTCAATATACCATATTTGAATCAAAATATTTTGGTGGAATATGGATATATAATTGGAAAACTATTGGTCAAAACAGATTTCACACTCATGCTTTTAAATCAATAGCTATAACATTAAATGGTAGTTACATACAAGAAGTAATAAAAGATAATAAAATTATTGCTCAAGTTGTAAAAAGTAAATTTATACCAAGATATTTACCAAGAAATTATTGTCATAGAATATTAGAAGCTAAACCTAATACTTGGACAATTGTATTTTTTGGTAAATGGTCTGAATATTGGTGGGAATATTTTCAAGATTCAAAAACTTGGGTAAAATATACTTGGGGAAGAAAAGTAATTTTAAAAACTAAAAATAAAGATGGTGCAGTATAGAAACAAAAACAGTGGTGTAATAGTTTCATCATCTGAATATTACTCGATGTCGTATTCGGAAAAACAAAACTATAGGCTTATAAATAGTCAATCAACTAGTAATATGACAAATAACAGTTCTAATAATGGATCAAGTGGATTTTTAACATCAGCTATTATAGGTCATGTTACAGACTCTGCTTTATTAGGTGGGTTAGTTGGAGGAGACATTGTCGAAGGTATTGTTGGAGATATGTTCGGTGATAGTGATTTAATAGACTAAAATGTCAGTTACACGCTATTATAGTGATCCACATTTTAGTCATAGAAATATGGCCATTAGACGTGGATTTAAAAATGAATATGAGATGAATGAGCATATTGTATCAGAATGGAATAAAGTTGTATCTAAAAGAGATGTAACTTTTATTCTAGGAGATATAACTATGGAAAAATCATCTGAATATTACTGGCTAGACCAATTAAATGGTATTAAAAAAGTAATTCTTGGTAATCATGATAAACCTCAACACGTTCCGGAATTATTAAAATATGTAAATAATGTTTCATCAATGAAATATACTAAAGATAAGCAATATGGTAACATTATTTTAACACACGCCCCAATTCATCCATGTGAACTAGAATATAGATTTAAAATCAATATTCATGGTCATGTCCATGAACATACTTTAGATGATAAGCGTTATATTAATGTCTCAGCTGAAGTAATAGATTACAAACCTAAATTATTAAGCGAATTATTAAATAAAATATAAATTATGGCATGCAAATATTGTAATCAAGATAAACCTATAACATCAGATAGAATATGTGATGAATGTAGAGAATTATTAATTGATAGAGGAATGTAATGAGTAAAACATTAGTAATAGGAGATATTCATGGTAATCATAAAGGTTTGTTACAGTGTTTAGAACGATCTAATTTTAATAATAGTATTGATACATTAATTTCTTTAGGTGATGTTGTAGATGGACACTGTGATAGTTTTGAAGTGATTGAAGAATTACTTAAAATTAAAAATTTGATTGCTGTTAAAGGTAATCATGATGATTGGTTTAATAGTTGGATAGAAACTGGTATTAATCCTTCTAATTGGCAACAAGGACAAAAAGCTACAGGCTTAAGTTATTTGAAACATTCTAGACCTACTCAATCTTGGATGGGAGTTAATAATGGATTAACAGTATTTGAACCCGCTATTAGAAGTAATGATATTCCTGATAGTCATATTGCATTTTTTGCAAATCAATTACCATATTATAGGGATGATCAAAATAATATATTTGTACACGGTGGATTTAATAGACATTTTTACTTACGTGAACAAACGCCATACACATTTTGGTGGGATAGAGATTTATGGAGTCAAGCTTTGTCATTTGGTAATATGACTGCCGTAGAAGGTATATCTCAATCTAGATTTAAAATGATTGAAAATTTTAAAGAAGTTTTTATTGGTCATACAACTACTGAATGTTGGGGTGAAACTGAACCTATGAACGCTGCTAATATTTGGAATTTAGATACTGGTGGTGGAATGTTTGGTAAAGTTTCAATTATGGACATTGACACTAAGGAATTCTGGCAAAGCGATACTGGTAGAGAACTATATCCTGATTATTTAGGAAGATAATAATATAAAACAACTGAAATGATTGATAATATAAAATTAATTTTACCTTTTTTAAAATTTGAGTCAAAAGATGATTTTTATTATCTTCAAATTCTGCAACGTAAAAAAGAAAATCCTCAAATAGGAAGTAATTCAAGAGTTATCAAAAACTATTATATTACATCTGAACAATATTTGTTAGATAGATATGATGAAATTACTACAATGTGTTGTATGTTTAATGCCAGAGCAATGATTCGTTTAAATAAACGTTCATTTGAAAAAGTTGGATTTAAATGTATGACTAATTTAGCTAATACTATGATGAACAAAGAATATAGCTTTCTTAAAGCATCATATGATAGAGCATGTGGTTTAGGTCATAATGATTCTGAAAAAAAATGGATCTTGGATATTGATGAAGATATTACTAATCATTTATTAATAGTAGATTATATTATAGATATTGAACCAAAAGGTCAAAAAGTATATGATATGATTAAAAGTAAAAATGGAGGTCATCTAATAACAAAACCTTTTAATTTAGAAAAATTTAGATTAAAATATCCAGAAATTGAAGTTCATAAAGATAACCCAACTAATTTATACATACCTTAATGAAAAAAGTAATATTTACATTTGAAACTGAAGAAGATTACGCTACTTTTATTAAAGAAGCTGTAGAAGCTGTTAAACCAGAAGTTGGTACAGTTACAATTACTGATGGAACTATCGAAGTTCACATCACTGACCTATTAAAACAATAATATGAAAAGATATAAAAACGCATGCACAGATCGTGAAGATTCTAATTACTGCAATCAACATCTTGAAACTTGTAGTAATCCAAACTGCTTTCAGCATAACTAAATTATAATAAATGATATACGAAATATTAATTATGTTAGGATTAACTATCCTACAAAACGCAAGTTTTACTTTAGTAAGTAGAGCTAGAAATAGTAACAGTATTAAGTACCATACAATAGCTTCAGTGCTATCTAATGGTATTTGGTTATTGGTGATTAGACAAGTTGTTACAAACTTTGATAACTGGATATTAATGCTAACTTATTTAGTAGGTTCAGTTATTGGTAGTATCAGTATGCACTATGTTGCTATGAAGTATTTTGAAAAACCTAAAATTAAAAAATAATGAAAAACTCAATTGATAGTGAATATAATGATGAATCTGATATAAATTTCTATAATAGATAAATATTAAACACAAAAAAAAGGCAGTAACCGTATCTTTAGATATAGCTACTGCCTTTTTTTTTAGACCCTTTTAATTATTCATTATTTTGTAAAATACACCCTCTTCATATGGCGCTAATAAACCTCTATTCATACCTTGAAGTACGCTTTCTGCATTTTTATCAGGTCTCATTGCTCCTGGAATAACAACCTTTTCAAAAACCTTATAAGCTCTTGATGTACCATCTTCAGTTTCAGAAAACCAAAGCCCTGGTGATACTGTAAATTTAGCTACATTTAGCAAATCTTCAATTAAGTTCATAGAAGCAATTGGATTTTTAGTAACTTTTTGAGCATCATTTGGATCGCTATAAAAAGATAATTCTTGCTCAAGTCGTCTAGATAGCATAGCTAAGTAAATTATTGAATCATCATCATCTGCTCCACCAGCCATACCTACCATTAATGGTACGATGATAGTTTGTAACATTATTAATACACTTGCTTCAAGTAAACCTTTTCTAATATTAGCTTTCTCATATTCAGTTAAAGTATTCCAATCTTTACTAATCATGTCAAATTTCATTTTAACTAAGTTTTGAACTAGACCTCTAGTTATAAATCTAAATGTAGTTACATAAAACCCTTCTTCATACTGTTGGAGTGATTCATTCCAGTGTCTATCATCAGCTGATAAATCATCTCTTTTAGTAAGAGCTTTAGCAAAACCTCGGTATCTAGTTACACCTAATGGTATTATAAACTTTTTATACATCATAACAAGTTGACCTATCCAATACTTTTGTATTTCTGTTTGAAAGTTTTTATCATATTCACCCATTGAGTCAAATATCTTTTTCTTTATAAACAGTCTTACATTTTCTAAACCACCTTCGTCAAATTTAGTTGCAGTACTTTTATCAGTATATGTAAATTTATTATTAAACTTAACCTGTTTAGTATCAGGATCTTGTTCAACCATATCAAATAATGATGCTGCAGATTTAGTATCTGTAACAGTACCATCAGCTTTGATATACTGACCTTTATCATTCATAACTTTAGTAGACTTAAGCAACGCCATATTAAGCACAGATTGTATCATGTGTTCACCTCCAGTTTGTAAAACCTGTAATGTACTAGGATCAGTTATACTTTTAAGTATAGTATTTTTAATAAAGTCATTTTGCTCGTGTGTTAAACCCCCAAATACATCTGTTAGTAGGTTTAGCTGATTAACTAAAGAATGTTTAGTAGGTCGACCTGTATCAGCTAATATATTAGGTAAATCTTTAGCATAAGCTAAGTGAGCTGATTTAAGATTACTTGCACTAATATCTCCACCAACTTTAAGTAAAAATGTCTGAAATTCAGCATTCATTACGTTGACAGGAGCATTAAAGTAGTTAATAGTCATACCTAAAAACGAAGTATGTTTATTTACCGATTGAACAATTTTATTAACATCTTTACCACCTATTTTAAAAGATTCTTCTGTAAATACATTATACAATGTTTGATTGATAATAGTTTGAAGTCTTTTATATTCGTTAGATTCTACACCTTTTTTAGTAACATATTTAGTTTTAACTCCAAGTAGATTTGAAACAAAATTATTAGTTCCAGGTTTAGTCTTTAAATATGTCTTCTCTCTAGATATATCAACAAATGCGTTTAAGATAACTTCACTCTTAGATTTAACTTTAAAATTAACTTGGTTATGGTTTTCTAATCTCATTAATGTTAATAAATCAAATGATTGGTCAGCCAATAACTGTTTATGTTTTTCAGGATCTTGAACTCTAGAAATATTGTTTCTATAATGGATTGGAATATTAAATATTCTAGTACCATCATGTTTGTACATTTCTTCAGTATTCTCTAAATCATCTAATTTCCAATCTGTAAAGTTAGATATAGATTGCTTAACAGTATCTTTAACATTAATTCTATCAGTCATAACTCTTTCAAGTTTAGATACTGTAGCGTAAGGTAATGAGAAGTATTCTGCTGAAAAACTAGTTTTTATTAAAGAGTTATTTGTACCAAACACCATTTCACTATTTCTAGCTAATGTCATATATTCATCATAAATAGCTTGCTCACTTTTGGTGAACTTTAAATCATTTTTGTACTTAGGATGAGGTTGAATAATTTTGTTGACTGTAACGGTATTTTCATCACGCCAAGTTTTCAGTTTTCTATACAAATCATTTACATCTGCAAATTGATTAATCTCGAACTCTTGAAAACCATTAGCTCTATGTTTTTCTTTTAAAACATTTACTTCATCTAACATTTTAGAGTATTCGTTAATATACTTATCTCTAAACTTGATGGAATACTTACCTTTTACAAATACTTCTCCTGAGTCACTTTTATCATATAAATTAGTTATATCGTATTTACCACGTTCTTTAACTAAATTTGAATGTAACTTATCTAAAACAAAATCATTATCTCTAACTAACTTATCAATCGTAGTCTTCATTTTAGTTATAACCTTAGTTACAATTTGTATAAGTCTAGATTTGGTATTTAAAGAAGATAACAATAAATGGTCAAATCCGTCAATATCTGCGGATAAACCACCTATAACTTCATCTATATCATTTTCAACTAATGCATCAAGCTCGTTTTTTCTAAGTATAACTTGCTCATTGACCCACTCTTTCTTAGATTTAGAAGAATTCTGAGGATAACCTTTACCAACTTCTTCTCTAAAATTTTGCACAGCTATTTCAGAATAATAAGAACTTCTTAATTCCTTTCTAAAAGCTTCTATAGTATGAGTTCTAAACTTAGACTTAATTTGATCATGCATTCCGGAAACCATAGTTAGCTTATCTTGAATAGCATTTATGATATCTAAATCTGCTTGAAGTAGATCTTTAGTTCTAGTGTCATTCAAAGTATCCATAATTGGAGTAAGTAAATCACTTGCTCCTAAATAAGATTTATATCTTTCAATAGTTTCAAGTTTTTCTAATTCTCCAGTCGTACTAGAAGTATTAATGGTTTTATAAATATGCTCAATTTGAGCAATCATAAAATCGGTGTAGTGATTTATAGCATCAAACTTATTAGTTTTTAGAGCTTTATTTACTTCTACATCTAACTTCTTAATTGAAGCTAAGAACGCTTTATTTTTAGTACCAGACTTTTTACTAGCTGATTGAGCTCTACTAATAATGTTACTAATGTTATTTAACTGACTATTAGTTAGCAAATCAATTTGATTTTGCAATGTAGCACTTTCAGGCTTATTAACCTTATTGAAAAACTCTGTAGCAAACTTATTATATCTAGGGTCATACACTCTAGTACCAGTCCAGTTAGATGAATTTCTAGTTGCAAAATCTTGAACTGTTTCAAATAGTATAGCTGATTTAATTAACTCGTTGTTTAAAATAGACCTAGACATCCCAAATAAACGTCTTACATTATCTACAAACTGATTCCACCAAGTTTTCTCAATATTTTGGAGTTCTTTTCTAAATTCAGGATTTGAAAATATTTCAGCAATAAATTCAGCTTGATTAGTAAAACCATACATTAAATTACCTTCACTGTTGCGTTTTAAAGAAAGATATTTGTATTGAGCATATGATTTATCAATGAACGCTTTAAACTCTTTCTCATCAAACGATTTAGGATTAAAATAAGCTTTAACTGTAGTACTATGTACAACCTCATGTATTAAAGTAGAAGCTAAAGTTGCTGCACTAAAGTTTTCTAATGCTGTATCAGTAACATAAATAGTATTAGTTATACTATCAAACATCATTACTGAGTTAGAATCAAACTTATCGTATATAGCTCTGTTTGAAGTTTTAGTAACTACTTTTAAAGTTGCTCCAGACTTATATAATAAGTTCATAGCTTGTTGTAAAAAGAATCCTACGTTCTCAGTGCTTTCAAATACATTGCTTGATATTAAGTTTGTTAATACATTATTAATAGGTAAACTATTAACTTCATTGCTACCAAATAGTAACTCTTTGTTTTTATTATCACTTTTTTGAACAACTGGTTCAGAATTAGTTTTGTTTTCAAATATTGAATCTACACTTTCAGAAGTTACATCTGAAAAATCAAACCCTACTGTATTATTTTCAATTTTATCTACTATTAGAGTTTTATCAGATTTAATAACATCTTTTAACTCAGGATAAGTGTCTAAACCATATTTGTCCTGAAAGATAGAAATTCTAGCCTTCAGGATTAATGGATTTAATTTTGATTGTTCTAGAAGCTCTTTATATTGAGCATCATTTATATTTATGCAATTTGCCATTTATTTACAATTTAATTTTTGCCACTCTATTGTAGCTTTTTCTTCATCTGTAAGTTCACTTAGTTCGTTCTCACTACCTTTAATTTTAATAGTTTCAGGATTTTTAGTTTCAGTTTCAGCAGTTTCAAATTCAGTTAAAGGTTCTTTAATTACAATTTGTTCTTGACCAAATTCATCAGTTTGTACAGTTTGATTGTTATCATCATTAATCTCAGCTAAAGCTATATCTAAACTCATAATTGTTTCAGGTGTAAGTGTTGCATCTGTTGATAAAGCTATCCTGCTAGAACTATAATTGTTAATTGAAATACCTTTATCTCGTTCAGAAACAACCGGTGCAATTAATGCATAACCACCTTCAACTTTTACATATCTAGTATATATATTTTCAGACACACCTTTAACCTCTCTAGTACCAACTCTTTTATAGTATTCACCTTTCATATTTAAGTACTCCTTAGTTACACCAGCGTTAAACAATGTTAAACCTTCCTTCAAATAAGGTTGACCTTTCATTAACATACCTTTGTTAACATACTTTACAATTTGACTATCTTCTAAATTAGATAAGTAAAAGTGGTCTATGAAGTTTTGGTCAACACTTCCCGGATGATTTACAAAGCTTTTAATATAACTATTAAAATCATTTTGGAAAAAGAAACTTGGTGGTATAAACTGAAAGAAACTAACAACGTTATTGTTAAATCCAGATGTTAAGAATGAATATCTTATCAAGTCCGTACCAATTTCAGGATAATACTTAATTAAATCTCTCCAAGAATTAATCATACTATCTGTATATTCTTTAGAGTTAGTTTTATTATCTAAAGTAATATAAAGTCTTTTCTCAGTTTTCTTGACATTAAGTTCATCAATTATTTTATATTTACCAGCATATTTATTTTTAAATTCAATAAACCTTACAGGAAAGTTTTCTATAATTTCAGATTTCTCAGCATTACTTAAGTTAAAAGGTTCAAATCCTGACATTAAATAAGTATTAAATACTTTATCAAGCTTATCTCCTAAACCATCTTGAACATCATCTTCTAAGTTAATACTGTAAATATTTTTAGAAACTTGATTGTAACTATTCCACACAAAAGGTGATGATGATACAAATAGTAAAGGATTGTTTTGAACTATATTTTGAGTACGGTCTAAGTTATTAGTTTTCAAATGTGATAAAAACTTAGGAGCACCGTCATCATAATACATTTTAGTATTATAGTTTATTACACCTTTTTGTTCAATATTAGCTATCCTGTTTAAAGCTACTAATAGTTGAGTAGTATTCTTACCCATACCGTTTACACCGTGCTTAGAAGCGTCTATACTTGATTTAAGTTTCTTTGAAAAACCTTGAAATTCTAAAAATGTATTAAACGTTTTAGCTTGGAATCTCATATCATATTTAAAAACATTCTCTCTAAGCGTACCTAAATCTACATCAATAATATAATCTTTAAAGTTTTCAGTAAAGAATATACCATGATTTCTAATAATAGGTTTAATAGATTCTTTTAACTGATCTATATCAGCTTCAGTAAACTTATGTTCTTTTGGTAAACCTACAGCTTCTTTAATTTTCTCTAAATTTCTAGGTGCTGTAAAATCTTTTTCACCAAGCTTATTTAAATCAAAGTTGTAAAGTGTTACAATATCATATAAAGCTCTAGCATTAATCTCAGCAACTTCCCCATTGTCAAATTTACTAATTGGTATTAAATCATTTTTAATCAATTCTCCGACTTTATAAATTCTAAAAGCATCTTTACTATTAGAAACCTGAGTTGATTTATCACGATTCTCGTATTGACTTGTAAACTCTATATACTCGTTAATAATAGGTTGTGCTAAAAATGACATAACTACAAATGGATGAACACCTGCTCTAAGCATCATGTTACCAGTATTAGTAGTCATCATATTCCAGTTAACGTTTGTAATATACGGATCTTTTGCAATATCCACAAATGCATTCATTAAAGCTGAAATGTTATCACTGATTTCAAATGACTTATATGACTTAACCATTTCAAATGTAAGTTTCTTTTTAGGATCACTTACTCTTTTATTATAAGATTCTAACCAAGATTTTAATTCAGCATCTGATATATCCATAGATTTTATTTTATCAAACTTAGTTAAAGGTTTAACTACTTGATAAGGTCTACCATCTTTACCAATCATTGTTGATTCAAATGATTCACCTTGATGAGATCTTTCACCTAAATTTACATCTTGTAAATACACGTTAGACATTGTACCCATTGCATAATCAGATGAAGTATTAGCTTCTTGACCAACACCTGCTAAACCTGCTAAGAATGAATACTTGGTTACGATATCTTGAATAAATTCATAATTGTCCAAATCACTTTTAGTTTTAGCTGGTGCTAAATTCTGAGCTTCCATTTTGATATGCTCGTGATCTAAAGATGTCATAATCTTAGTAATATTATCTTTGTGTAATATTAAAGTTTTGTATAACTCAATTACTTTATTTTGATTACCTTCTTTAGAACCATCTGATGAATCAGTATATTTAAGCTTACCATCAACTTCTTTGTAGTTAGGAAACATTATATACATTTTATCAATATCAAAATCCGAACCAGTTTTCTTAGTAATACCTGTAAAAGCTACAATAGTATCACCTGCGCCCGGAGGTAATATACCTACTACTTTCATAGCCCCATTAGACGAAGGTCCTTGGTTAGGAATACGATAACCTATTATGGTATCAAGGATTTTGTTATCAATCATTCCACCTTCGAGTTCTCCAGTTTCAAGATTTAATCTACCGAACAATTCTTCAGAACTAAACTCTTCATAGTTTGGAATATACTTAGCTATAAATGAACCAGATATTAATATTTCTTCTGGTACAATAACTGGATCACCAAATATGTTAGTTACTATTTCACCATTAACATCTCTTTTTAAAGTGTAAGGTCTAGTAGTTTCACCATTCTGAACAGTTGGTGACCATTTAATACCGTCATACTTCTTAGTAGCTTCATCTTTTGATAAACCAAAGTTTGACATTTGGATAAATGAACCACCGTTAGTTTTAATTTTAACAGTTCTGTCATTAACAATAGATGCAAATATGTTATCAAGTTTATTCTTTAAACCTGGCATTGCATAAATTGATAATTTAGCTCTAAGAGCTTTTACAATTTCTGAACTACCATCTCTTGATACAACTTCATCAGCTAAAGCATTATAAAACTTTTCAATGTTATTTATAACACCATCTTCACTTATCTCAAACTCTCTAGCTAAATCACTATAACCTGACTTAACTAAATTACCTAATGCTGAATCAAGTTCTTTTGCAATTTCTTCAGCAGTATAAGCTTCACCATTATGATCAAAAGTCTTTTGACCAGTACCAGTTAAGTGAGATATTAAAACTAGCATGTTTTTAATAATCTGACTACCAATATCAGTTTCCTTATACGTTTTAGTAGGTAAGTCTTGTTGAAGTTTCCATCCTCTAGAAGATAGTGTCATAACGTTTAGACGCTTGATATTACCGTTTTCATCATTTATTACAACATTACCTTCTGCATCATGTATCTTAGTAGGAATACTAGCTCCAGCTTTAATAGCATCAAAAGTTAATAATTCGTCTAGCTTATGATGTTTCATAAACGTATCTAAATTTTTTAACTTACTGTTATTAATCATCTGAGGTATTAACACTGCTTGAGAGTACTTCAAATAGATTGGGGCACCATTTGTATCTCTTTCAAAATATACACCTTTTAAAGGTTGTGCTACAAGTTTTAATTCATCGGGCAATAAAGCTTCAGTACCGTTCATTAACTTCTTGAATACCTTATCATGCTTGACTGTGTACTTACCTACACCGGTTAATATGTTTTTCCATCTAGTAGGTGTAATCCAAGCTTGAGCATCGGCAGCATTAATTGTACCTTCCCAGTCTTTTATTAAGTTTTCATCAGACTTAATGACTTCTTTTAATTGTTTTAAGTAAGGTTCTACAAACTCTACAGCTTCTACTACACCAATCTTAAAATCTTTAGTATCATTTGTTAGGTATTCATATACACCATCAGTGTAAGAGGCCCCAATACGTTTAATATAATCTACAGAGTCTTTATAATAAGCTACGTCTCCTGAAAATAGTTTGGAGTATTCCATATGATTAACTAATCCGTTTAACCATATATCACCCATCATTGAAAATAAAGTTTCTTCATCTAGATTAAATCTACCTTCAGAATATTTAGTTATTATATTACCGTCAATACCTTTATTAATATAAGAACTTGTACCGGATCTTTCAATAATGTTATACTTTAGTAAATCATTTTTTAAATCTTCAATATGCTCTAATATCTTACTCTCAATAAACTCTAACATTGGTTCTTTGTAAAACCTAACGTTCTCCATTATAATACTTCCATCAGAATTATATAATGGGTATGCTGGATTTATTTCAATAGCTTTGTCAACTTGATCAAAACTTAAACTAGGAAATAATTGAGACTTAAAAGCGTTACCAACAAGTTTACCATTAGAATCAAGAGTTTCGTGAGTATCGGTACTTTTATTATATTTAGTATGATAATATACTTTAAGTTGTTCATCAGAATTTAGCTTTTTATATTCAGCTTCCATTCTTTTAAACTCACCCATTAAATATGTATCATACATAAGGTTTACAGTAGTGCTAATTTCAGAGTCACCATTTTCATCAATGCTAAAACCTGCTTTAAGAAACATATCGTGCTCAATATTAAATTGAGTAGATTTACCCGGAGCAGTAGTAGTTCTAGTATGAGTAACACCATTTATATGATAATGTAATAAGCCATTAATGGTATCTTTTATGTATTCTGACTTACTAATATCTTTATTAGTCTTAGACTTACCTTTATCGTTAGTTTTATCTAAGAAGCTACTAAAATGATTAATAGAGAACTTTTCAATACGCTCAAGACTCTTTGAAAGCTGAAGTTCTTTATTATTAGTTATATCTAATCCTAATAAATGACTATATAGTTTAGAGTTAGTGTCATTATCGCCATAAGACTCATATAAGTCTACCAAAAGCTGTCTATCTTTTTTCCAACCATTTATTAAGTTATGTAAGTAAGAAGGGTTAGAATATACATATCTAGTTTCACCGGCTGTAAATACAGATGACTCAGAACCGTCTTCTCTATAAAACGCTTCAGCTTTAGCCATTTGTCTATACCAATATGATTCAAGTAATGGTTTACCTTGATTATGATTAACTACAATTGATTTAAACATCTTAACTGTATTATCAATTAAGTTATATCGATTCAAATTTAGTTTAACATCATCAATTTTTTCATTTTTTAATTCATTTAAAGCATAACTTACAGCAGCTTCATTAATATTGATACCAACTAATGGTAATAATTTGTTTATAATGTTATCAACCTTCTGCTCATTAGTAAACTTTGAATTGGTTTGTAAAGCTTCTAACTTTGCAATAATATCTTTTAAAACTTGTTTCTTACTTTCTCCAATTAAACCTTTAGCTTCGTCAGTCAATTTAAAGAAGTCTGTTAAAGATAACTCCCAACCTGTTGAAATACTTTTTTCAATTTTAGTATCAGTTGTTGCATCTAGTTTCGTATACTTATAAAAAAAACCTTTTATAGCTTCTTTAATAGTTTTCTTTATAATAGCACCATTATCTAGCGTAACATTTTCTGTTACAGCGGGTGTAACAACAACTTCTTCAGCTGATATTTCAGAATACTCTAAGTTATTTTTCTGAAGATTCATTACATTAACAAAACTCGCTTTGAAGTTCATTATGTTTATACCTTCTTCAGTAGATAAATCTACAGGTAACCTACTAATCTTTTCTAAATACTCAGCAACATTATTAAGATATTTTATATTACCTGAATGTTGATAAAGTTTATCAATTATAGTTTCAAAAATATCTTCAGTCTTACCATTTTTAGATACAGTAACTGGATTATTCTTTAAGATAGCTGTCATTTTGTTGTACAAATTGTCATAATCTATAGACTTAGGTTGTCCAAAATCTAAATCTAAATCCAAAGGGTTCTTAATTAATGACAATCTAATTTTAACCATTGACGTAATTTTGTTACGAGGGTTAATTTTAAATGACGATTGATTAAAAACAGGATCTTTTTGATTTTCAGTTTCAGAAATAGCATCTTCTAAACTATAATCTTCATTATAATTAATTTGTTTAGAGTTGTAAAAGTCTTTAATTTTAACAATAAGTTCATCTAAAGCAGCTTCATCATTTACAATTTGATATAAAGCTCCACCATTGTTCATAAAATGATCACTATCACTTTGTATTAATTCCAAACCAAGCTCTTCTAAACGTGTTTTAACAGCTTCTAAGAGACTAACTTTAGATTTATTATCTGACATATCAAGTGTATCAAAATCTAAGTTAAAACCACCTTTCTCAATATAGTCATTTCCTAGTATTTCTACTAAGGAATTGACTGCTCTTTGAGATTGTAATATGTTATATAGATTAGATTCAGCAATATCGATGTATTGCTTTTGATATTGACTGTCTAAATAATAAGTACCAGATTCGTCATCAAATATCTCAGGTTCAAACTTATCATTTAGTCTACCTTTAAACATTTTAGGTATGAATTCAGATTTCTCATCTATCAATTTGGTGTAATCTCCAAATTCTTTTATAAAGGCTTCCGATTGAAACATTGCCATTTTTTTATCAGCAACTTCTTTATCGTACTTTTGAATAAGTTTTTTATGTAAACTTGATTCTAAACCATTTTTTAATATTATACAATCCATATTAACATTTTTGTTGTTTTTTAATATTATCAGCTAACTCTATTAATTTAGCTTCAGTTTCAGAAATTATCTTTTCAAATTTAGAAACTACTGAAGGATTAGTCTTTCTAAACATTTCAGCATTTTTAATTGCTACATTTAAAGTTCTTTCCAAACCCTCTTGCAATAATAGATTGTCTCCTTCTACTTTTAAATTATTAAAAGCTTTTTTATAATCAAGGTTATCTTGTGTACCAGGAGTGTTAATAGTATTAGTTAAAGTAATAGTTGGCAAAGATACAACATTTTTCTGAGACTGCAAAATATTATTGTAGTTATTTTCAATAGTTTCTGAAATAAATTCTTTTATTACATCATATGTTTCAAGACCATCGCCTGGATTAAACCCTTCATCTGTATATATACCTGTACCATTTTCAACAATTTCATTTAACTCATTCACTAAGTAATCAGGACCTTTTATAGTATCTTGACCTTCTTTGCGTTTAGATAATATGTATGTAACTAACTTATTATATTCAGCTATTTTAGATTTAATTAAGTCCTGCTTAGACATTGTGTTTACAACAGGCGCAGTAATAGCTGGTTTAACTTCAGTTGCACCTGCTTTCTCACTTTTTAACAAAGGTGATATTTTTTCATCGTATTCATCATAAAGTTGTTTTTGCTCAACGTCGTATTTAGCATTAACTTTTTCTTGTATGTTTTTTCTTTCTAATAAACTTTTATTTTCTCTTAAATTAAAATCTATTCCAACTGGTAATAACCAATTGGCATTTCTGTCAACAAGCTCTTTATCTCTTCTTTGCTCAATATCAGCTTTTTTAACTTGTTCTTCAGCTCTCAATTGTTCTACAGTTGAAGTATTTGAAGCAGCAAGTGTAGTAGTTACTGGAGCTTTAGCACCAGTAGATTCAACTACAGAACTTATCCATAACTCTGAACCTGTGTTCTTAGCTTTATCACCAGCTTTAGTATCAGTAAATTGTTTAAAAGCAAATCCATCCGTGTTCAAGTTTGTAGATACAATTCCATTATCAAATAAATACTTAAGATAAATAGGATTCTTAAAACTTAAATTCTCGTTGGCATTCTTTTCTTTGGCTATAGTAATAACATTGTGATATTTACTTTGTAAAGCTACACCAAGTTCATCTATATTATCATTGTTGTATAATGTTCCATCAAATAATATAGCTGGATTGTTTTCAATATCGTTAGTAAATACAATAGCTTTATCATTCATACTATCTTCGTAGACTAATGCTTGAATAACCTCACTTATATTTATTGTAGCAGGATTTCCTCCTAACAACTCTAATTCATCTTTAAATGAACTTAAGATTTCATTAAACAACCCTAAATCAGAACTCTTTAAGCTAATCAAATTCTTACTTCTTATAGTAGTATCTGTTAGCATTTTACCATATAGTCTAGCTAATGTTGAAGCTTTGGTAGCATTAAGTTTGCTAAAGTTTAATTTAACTGGAACATTAACTCCTTTTGGGTTTTTAACTACAATAAAAATTTGACCCTTTTGAGTACTAATATCTTTCTTAATCTCAGCTTCTAAAGGAAGTTTATTATTAGATACTATTACTAAATCACCTTTTACATTTACGTGATATAATGTAACTTTATTTTCAGGATTACTTTCATCTAAAGTTTTTATAAAATCTATTTCTAAAGGATTATTTATAACAGGTTTACCATTTTCAAACTTAGTATTAAAACTTGCAGATTCTTGATTAGTAACTACAGTTTTCAATTCAGAAAGTTTAGCACCATTTATTATAGCATCTACTATATTAGTTCTTAATTTAATGGCATTCGGACCTTTAAATGATGACCAAGACTTAGCTTGACCATTATTGTAAACAAAAGTAATAGGTAGTGTATCTATAAGAAGTTGTCTATTACCTATTAAATTAGTACTGTTTTTAATAATATCAACAGCTTTTTGACCTTCAGGTGATAAATTTAATTCATTTAATTCAAATGTTATAACATCACCTTTCTTATCTCTAGCTTCCATTAAATAACCTGCAAACGTAGGGTTATTATTATCATAACCTACACCTTTATGATCTGAATGCGTAGATCCTGCTGGAACAACCGATACCTTAGTAGGATCAATATCATCTGCAGAATTATCATCGTTTAAATCTTCTTCAAATTCGTATGTAAAAGATTCACCAGTTACAGCATTAGCTAAAGTAATACTGTTTTTTTCAATATGAGTTATGATAGATTCTTCTAATGTAAAAGGATCTAATTCTACATTACCTATTTTAGAAGTTTTTGCATAATTCTTAACTATTGTTGCATTTTCAGCAGCTTCTAATTCAGCAGCTTTTCTTTCAGCTTCTTCTTCTTCAATGGTTTTAACAGTTCCAGCAGCTTTAGCGGCTTGCAATTCAATTTTTTTAGTGTTATAATAACCTTTATAACCTAAATTATTTTTTAAATCGATAGCGTCTAATTCTTCTAAAGTACTAGCAGCTTGTATAGCATTTAATATATTATCAGCTTCATCAACAACTTCTGGACTAGTGGCAGTTTCTAACTTTTCAACAGCATTAACTATTTGATTAAATGCTCCATTTACTATTTCAGAATTCCATATTTCAAAGTTTAAAAGTTTTGATGCATCAGATAGCTCTTTTTTTACTTCAGCAATTTTTTTGTTTACTAAATCTAATCTAGGGTTACTTCTAGTAGTTGTAGTTCTATCAGCTTCATTAGAGTTGAATTCTTCAAAGTTTGTATTATCAACTTCTTCAACTATAGTTAGTTTTTCTAAATCAGCTTTATCTTTATTAAGTTTATCCAACCTTTTTTGATTATCATAAACTTCAGAAGTTTCTTTAATAAATTCTTTTGACATTTGCTCCATGAAACTACTAACTTGATCAGGAGTAGCTTTTTCATTGTTTAGTTTAACAATAGAAGTCGACATATCTCTAAAAGAAACTAATTCTTTTTGTAAATATTTAGCTTTCTCAATTATCTCAGTTTGACGTTTTAAGTTATCAGATTTAGTTTTGGCATCAACATCTGTTGTAGGCAAAGTAACTTTTAAATGCTCTTGTAAAGCATCGATAGTCATTTCATCTTCACCTATAAAGTTCATTATTAATTCATGCTCACCATACTTTCTTAAAGAATCTATTGTATCAACATCCCCAGCTTCAACAGCTGCATCATATCGTTTAGATAAACCTTCATGTAAGTCTAGCGCATGTTTAACTTTTTGAACATTCTCAGGTATCAAAACTTTTTGACCTTTATCATCTTGAGAATATACTTCAGTTTCTTCTCCAGTTTCTGGGTTAGTCATAACCTCAGTTTTGTATATTGGAAGATGAATGTCATTTAATGATACACCTGTAGTTTCTATTTTAGACCTAAGTTTATCACTTTTAACTTGATCTTTCTTATCTTGCCTAAAACCTTGAACTATAGATATTGGTGCACCTAACATACCTCCTAAGAAACCAGCAACTTGACCTTCAGTCGTACCCAGTGACTTTATAAAATCTTTACCAAATGTAAATGGATCCATATCTTGTGCAAAAGTATCACTAAGTTCACCTTTAAAACCTTTTTCAGCATTACGTTGTTCAGTAGATGTTTGAGCAACTTCTTCACTACCTTCAGTTAAGAATGACTCACCCAATCTTTTACCAGCTTGTTTTAAACCATTCTTTTTAGTAACATTGTTTAATAGGTTAGTTGAGCCATTCTTACCATACATTATTTTAGACTGTATATAGTTTGGTCCAGCTAATATTAAAAGGTTAGTTAAAAATGTATTACGAGCAGCTTTACTTTTTTGATCATCATACTCTTCCCTAGCAGTTCTATTACTTATATCGTTAGATAATTGATTAGCTTCTTCAACACTTATTTCACCACGTTGTCTACGCTCATCAACTTCTTGTAATTTTTTTAATTGATATTCTGGAAAGCCTTTTTCAAATTCAGGAAATCTAGCTTCCATACTATCAGTAACACCTTTTGATTCAGCACCAGCTTCAAAAAACGTATTAGCTGCTGGTATAGCAAAGCTATCAATCTTATCTACAGTTATACCGGCTTGAAGTAAAGCTCTTCTAGAAACATCTAATGATTTACCATACCTCATCGAAGTAAGTTTTGCTAAACCTCCAAACAGTTTATTACTAGCTCCTAAAGCTTTAAGAGCAGCTCCAGGTGCAAAAGCTGATATTAAATATCCAGCTCCATCAGCACCTTCTGTAGCCCAAAATTCACCACTAGTAATTTTATTAAAAAAGCCACCATTTGTTACAGTGTCACTAACGTATACTGGTAATGCAGCGTTGTTAAACTTATTAAAGTTTTCATCTACAGCTCTTATAAAACTATTATCAAAAGCATCTTTTAATAAGTCAGTATTATCTTCTCCTGTAACCATGTCAGCAGCATTACCGGCTAATCCCCAAGCTGTACCTGCTATAGCACCAGCTGTTTTTAAAACTTCTCTAGTTACTTTAGAACCCACTCTACCTAGACCTGCGCCTAGTTCTCCCCAACCACCTTGTTGTTGAGATCTAAATTCATTTAATGATTTGTTTACATTATCTGTATTAATATCTGTTTCAAAATTTAATTTTTCATCATATTTTGATTTACCATAATCTGTGTTATAAAATCTATTATTATTTATGACATTGCTATATAAAGACATTGGTGTGGCATTTTTTTTATCACTTGTTATTTTATTAGCTAGATTGGACGGAGATGGTTTTTTAAAATTATTTGGGCTACTATTTACTAATTCTTCCTCTTCCATAATTAATTATTTAAATCTATTAACCATTCGTTTAATTGATTGTCATTGAGTTTATGATCTTCTTTAATAAGATTTTTACCATCATTATAATGATAGCTTACATCATATGTTCCGCTATTTCTATTAAATTTTATTTCAACATTCTTCATACCATGATTTTTAAAACCTGAAATTTTATCAGAATTTAAGTGATGGTATATACTTGGGGAAGTTGTAACTTGATTTTTTATTAAGTTAATGTCAGAAGCCCCTTTATATTGAGGAGTTTTGAAATCGTCTGTATTTCTAGAAACATAAACTGGTATAATATTACCTTCTATATCTACTACTGAACCTACATGCGGTATGATATTCATTTTTGGATTATTTTTAAAAGCTTTTACTTTAGATTCAGGAGTCATATCTCCATTATATTCAAAGCTTCGTATGCTAGATGCAGGTATGATATTTCCATTAAAATCTACAACTGATGATGCTCCTAATTTTATTTTGCCAAGTAAATTTAAAGATGCTGCCTTTTTTTCTTTTGGTAAATTTCTGTTGGCAAATAACATTCCAACTTGAGAACTATTTGGATCAACGTACCTATTTTGAATAGTAACATTTGCGTTTTCAGATAAATATTTTTTAACAGCATTATATTCTTCAGTACTATTTCTTTTGAATTTTAATTCTTTTGGTAAATTTCTATTTAAACCGTTTGCTATATTTACATATTTTGGGTCATTGAATACTTTTGATTTTTCAGTTTTACCTCCAATTTTAAACAAAGGGGCGTTAAAAGGGCTTTGTTTATCACGCTCTTCTTTAGTAAACTGAGTAATTTTACCATTAGCTAAAATTCCCATACTTTCAGCTAAAGCAGTATTAGATTCATTTAAAACACCTTCTCCTAAATTAACACCTTCTAATTCTATAGGGTTAGAACCTTTGCCATCTTTAGGCTCTGAAGGTGGATTATATCCACTTATTTGAGAACTTGAGCTACTAGCTACATTATTCTTTACAAATACTGGAGCTAAATTTTGAATATCTTTTAATGCATCTTCAGGACTTTTAAAATTATATTTCAATGATTTACCAACATCAGAGTTGGGATTCATTATTTCAGTATTTAAAAAGTTAACTGCAGCTTGTAATGCTGCTACATTTGATGAACTAGCATTTTTACCACTTTCTGTTAATACATAAGTTCCACCATCACCAGTTTTAGCGATGCGTGATGATAAATTTTCAATATCACGAGAGCTTAAACCAGCTTTATCTGCTATATCTTTAAATCTAGCAACGTGATCTACGTACTTAGGTGGTAATTTATTAATTGACATTCCAGTAACTTTACCACTTTTATCATAAACTGGAGCAGCATTATATTCATCTTGTATAGCTTTTAAGTTTTGTTGAACTACTTCAGGTGAATGACCTAATGCTGTAGCACTTTTAAGGTATTCATCGGAATCTTTTTCATAAGCTGTTTTAGCAGCATTAATTTGACCCAAAGCTCCAGTAGGCGAATACATATCTGCAACACTTCTATTAGTTTTAAATATACTACTTGTAGTATTATTATTAAAACCCTCTGTAGCAAGTTTTTCAGCTTGTGAAGTTATCGTACCAGTTAATTCAGATTTAATTCGTTGAGCTTCATTATAATGTTTATCTAATGGACTAACTTTATTTAACTCAAGTATTTGATTTTCTAATTGTTTATTAGCTTCATCATGTTGTTGACGTCTCATCATAGGAACCATAAGAGTCTCTTGAAGACTCCTAGGGTTGTATGTACTTAATTCAATATTATCGTATCTATTCATTGCTATTATTTGTTTCTTTTAGTATTTAAGTAACCGCCATATTTAAAAGTTTGAACTTTTCCATTTTCATCAGTGTACTTATCACCTTTCTTTAAAGTTGGAAGTGTTGATTCAGTAACAGATTTGAGTTTACTTATTTGCTCTGGCGTAACTTTAGTTCCATCAGGTTTGTATAAATACTTACCTTTGCGAGTATAACCTGTTAAAGCTGATGCTAACTGAGAATCAGCAATCTCTTTACCTATTGCTCCTGCAGAATTACCTAAACTTGCAATCATTTTAGATTTAGCACTTCTATAAGCCGAATCATCCATTCTATTTTCATCGATAGTTTTATTAGCTGTAGCGGCATTAGATTGATCTATATTAGCATCAAACTGTTGCTTTTGAGCATCTTGAGCTCTATTTTGAGCAGATGAATTAGCGTATACATCGCTTAAAGCTTTAGTTCGGTTAAGACTTGCACCTAAAATAGAATTACGAATAGCACCTTGAGATGCTCCAGATTGACTAATTGCAGATATAGCATTATTACTTTCAGCATCCACTATATTTCTACCTTGAGCTTCATCTATGTATAATGGTTTATATTTATTATTTAAAGTTTTATATTGAACACCTGTAGGTTTCTTTAAGTTTTTCATTTGAAGTAAGTTAGCAGCTATAGGAGCATATCTTAAAGCTTCACCTGCATTATCACCAACAAACTTTGATACATCTTTACCTATTAATTTAGCCTTATCTAGATATGGATTGCTGTCATAAGGATTTTGTATATCTAATGGTATTGATGTTGGTAACATAGCTTCGTTTTTAGATGTAACTAATCCAGTAGGTGTTAGTTCAGAAACTGGTTTTAAATTACCACCTTTTTTAAATTTAGTTTGACCTTTCATATAATTAGCCCATTCAGGAGTTCTTTGAACAGTCATCATTTCAGATTGTTTAACAAACTCCCTATCCTTATTTACATCGAATCCAGGATCGGTTACATTTTTACTATACAAATAAAAACCACTTCCCATCTTATCATTCATTACACCGGGTTGATACCTTACAATAGGTTTTGTATTAAATCTCATATCATCGCTAATAGGAGTAGTACTTATTCCATTTAAAGATTGTGGATTAATAGTTGGTTTAACTGGCGGGTCAATTAGTCCACCATTAGCATATTTGTATATATTTAAATTACCACCATTAGCGGCATAATTTTCAAAACGCATACGGTTGTTATTAGCTTGGAATCTTTCATTATTTAAAACTTCAGCTTTTCTAGCTTTACCTAAACCAGCTACACCAGCTATTAAACCTACACCACCACCGATAGCTGCTCCTACAGGACCAAACGCTGCACCGGCTGCTGCACCTTTAACTGCAGAACCTCCAATCATGCTTACTCCACCAACTCTATTAGAAGCATAAGCTCCACTAGTATCTTGAGCAGCTTTTCCAAATGCAGTTTGACCTAATGCCAAAGCTGTGCCTAAACCATTTGTTACACCAGCTGTAATTTGTGAACCAGTCATACCGTCTTCTCCAGGAACATCGGATGCGTCTACTTTACCATCTAAATTAGCATCACCTTGTATGTATCCGCCATCATTATATTTTTTTTGCATACCACCGTAAACAGCCATTGGTTGAGATTCTTCAGGTTGAACAAATTCTTCCATACCTTCAGGAATTTGACCTTGCATCATATCTTCTGGAGCTTGCTCAGAATTAGCTTGCATAGCTTGCTTAGTTTGATCTTGTTCAGCTTTAACAGACTCTTGAGCATTAGCTAATCTATCTAGTAAAGCTTTCTTAGTTTCAGAAGCATATTTATCATTTCTATCTTTAAATTTGTCCTCAATAGCTTTAGAAGCAGCTGATACAGATTTATTTGCAGCATAACCTGGTAAATTAAATTGTTTAACTCTACTAGAGTCTAATGTAATTCTATCTGAATAAACAAAATTACCAGATTTAGTTTCCCCTTGTTCAACTGTATTCATATTACCTTGAGCGTCTTGACCTTGAGGTATACCACCTAATGGATTTTGTTCATGAGTACCACCTTCGTTAAATCTTGTTAAATTTCCTCCATCTGCATATTGAGTTTGAGGTTTAACATTATATTTTTTTTCCATAAAGTCAACACCTTCAGTTATTATATTATCAGTTTGTGCTAAACCAAGCATTTTAGCTTGATGTTTCATAGTATTAAATGCACCTTTTGCTAAATTAACACTGTATTTAGGAATTCCCATATATAGGTTTCCTGGCAGATTCCATAATGCGGAATCAGTTACATCTTTCATATTTTTTTGAACATATTCTTGAGCTAGTTCTTTTCTTGCTTGTAGTAAAGACTTTTGATAAGCTTCTCTGTTTAGTTGTTCACCACTTTTCTTTTTAGTTGGATCTGGCATAGTATAATTTATTTATAAAAAAAGGGATAGAAACTTAATTCTACCCCTTATATTTGGTTGTTAAATTTTATATTACAAATATACGGAATATTTATTATATATCCAAAGTATTATCCATATATTTTATAATATTTATTATTATGAAGTATAATACACATCAATATCATGCAATATTAACTTCTCATTATTAGTTGGTAAATACTCTAGTTTTAACTTCATCCACGACGATCTAATTCTAGTTCTACCTTGTCTAGGTATTAAAGCGTTCCAAGTTCTAAATTTACGTCTTATATTATTATTACGACCAACTGTCAATGAGATTTTACCAGAGTTTTGATGATCGTTATAAGCTGTAATACTATTCAAAGTTAATAGTGATTGATCTACACCGTTTATATATACTTCAGAGTTGTAACTTATGTTATCAAATATACACTCTGAATTAGGCTCAGGATTAACATTTAAAGTTATAGTTGAAGGATACTTAACACCATAAAATGTATTGTAATCACCTTTCTCTTGACGATAGATAGATTTATTTAATGGGTTAGTTGTAAATATATGATCACCTTTACTAATATATATACTTGGTAAATAGTCATGATATGATATAAACTGACCTCTAGTTTCATTAAAAGATAATGTAAAAGGTGTTTTACCAGTTTGATTAAATGTCATAAACATATCATTGTTATTATAATCATAACCTGATGATACTCCAGTTTTTATTAACGGATTATCTATTTTAAGAGATTCTGAGGATGTATTATTTATAAAGAAAGTATGAAGTCCTTTACTATTAGTTAAGTCTTCTAAACCACCTTTAAATGACATTAAAGAGCTATTTAAAGTATCGTAGTAATATAAACTCTGAGGAGTTGTAATTACACTCCACTTATTTAAAGTTCCTGAGTCAGTAGATATATACTTATATCTATCTAACACACTTCCACTTCCTAACTGTATAGCTAAACCATCTTGACCTTGAACTTGCACCCTAGGGTTAATAGATAAAAATGATAACGCTGTATCCTGAATAGCATACAACTCATCGTTAAAACTAACTAAGGAGTTAATTTCTCCATACTTACCATCTAAAGTCAATACTTCATTTACTTGCAAATCTGTCCAGCTATCAATAGTTTCACCTGCTGATTTTAATTTACTAGATATTATGTTTGTATCAAAATTATTAAAAGTTTTAATATTATAATTCAAACCTCTTCTTTCTAATAAAGTTGGTTGTTGAGAATAAACTCTGTTATATTGGTTGTATACTTCAAAACTTGGTTGAAATGTACTATCCCAAGATTGATTACTAGAATCATTTCTATTTTTAATATCAAGAGTTGTTTCAAGCTTTACATTAACAATTTCTGTAATTTGAGCTTCAGATGTGTCAGTTATATTTATTTCAGTTTTTACTAATTTAGTAAATTTAAAATTATCAACGTATGTATCACCTGGATTAAAACAATTGTAAGTTGGAGTTTGTATATCTACAACATTACCAAATTCCAAGTAAGAACTTCTTTTTTTAGATTCATATGAATTACCACCGTATATATTACCAGTATAGATTACATTATTTGGAATTGTAAACTCAGCAATCATACCGTGATAATCACTACTGTTATTACCAGCTCCAGAATATAAAATTCCTCCGGCATCAGTAAATAAATCTTCAAAATAAGTAGTATTACCAACAGCGCCTACAGTTTCAGAAGCTCTATTACCTTTTAAAGCAAATATTGAATTCCTGCATCCCCAAGAAAGAACTGTTGTTAATCTTTCAGCATCATCACCTTGATCACCACCATCTGTACCTAAAGGTTGCAAAGAATTTACTATTCTAAATGAAGCGTCATTATTGTAAGTAGTAGGACCTTCACCTTTATCAAGTATAATTGGTTTTTTATAAACATCATATACGCGTCTGGTGTTCAATATATCACCAGTATAAGATCTATAAAACTGAGTAAGACTAGAAGTATTAGTGTCATTAGTATGAGATATTAAACCCATAAACTGTATACCTGTAGGATCATATTCTGAAACTTCAGTTAAGTTACCAGCAGCTTTTACATCATATTTACTAATTGCAGTATTAATTTTTAAAGTCTCTTTAGTAAATCCAGAAGTTAATATTTTTTCACGAAGCCAAACTCTATTTTCATCATTTTTAATTCTACCAACAACTGTTAGTTGAGTAGCATTTATATTGTTAACCTCATTGAATAATATTTCAGGAGAAAACATTTGCATAAGCTTTGTATACTGAACTGTTGTAAAGAATAATGGTCCAGCATTATTAGCTTGTATTTCTCTAGCAGGAGCTCCACCAGAATTAGTTGAGTTAGGATGAGTTGGTCGCCAAGAACTTACTTTAGAATAGTTTTTAGTTCTACGCATAGGTGCTAAATAAGCGTCAAACCTTCTCATTAATGATGGAATTTTTACACCAGTTTCACCTCTAGTTACAAGAGATGCATTACCATCTTCTTCATTAGGATCACTACCTGTACTAATTGACATCATGCCATTTAACAAACCTTGACAAAGTATAGTCCTATCTGTAGTATCCCTTTCGCTTCTTAGCAGTCTATAACCTACTGGTTTTAAACTATCATCGTATGTTCCAGATTCATCTAAGAAGTTTGAGTTATTGTTAAGCCATGTATAAAATGCGGGTTTAAAGTCTATCTTAAAACCGGAATAATATCCATTTAAGTTTGAAAGATTACCGTTAGTTTTTACTTTAAAATCATTTATCCATTTTGGACTAGTGTTTTGACCGTATTTATTGTAAAATTGCAAAGCAGTTCTATAAACTTCATTATCTTTGAAAAATTGTTTTTTAGAATCTTCAATTGTAAATCCGTTTACACCAATTTGATTTCTAGTCAGTTCATATTTTATAAACTTACCTTCACCACCAATAGTTGTACCATTACTTTGAAAGCAATATGTATCAAAATTAATATTAGAAGATGCATGTGTAGAAACTGGTAAAGTTAAAAAAGAACTTGATATAGTTACTTCATCTGTACCTACTAATAAACCTGATATGTTTTCAGTTATATTGTTATAAACTTTAGCTAAACCTGATGAGTCAAAACTGAATGATCTAAAATCAATTGTAGCAGGTGTTTTAACATCTATATCAAAGTTTTTTTCATTATAATTTGCAAAAAACATTCTGTTAAACTTTGTACTTATATGCTTTGGTATGATTATGTCAGATCCTAGAAACGTAAATTCTTCTAAAGATATTGATTGAATGATATTACCATCATCTGAGTACGTAAACTCAGTTAATCCAACAATGTTTCTATCAGCAATTAAGCTTACAGCTGGTATTTCATTATAGCTGGTATACTTAATAGCATATAATCTTATATTAGTATAAGTATCATCTAATGATGGTATATTTACTACAGGTATTGAACTTACAACCTCGTTTACAGCACCTCCGCCAGAACCAACACCTTTATTTAAACTAATTAGTTCACTTAAAGGGCTTATTTTTGTTTGAGAACTATTTATCTTATATAAATTATAAGCATATTGTATCATTCCTGCAGTATGAGAACCACCTGAATTAATGTCTATTATTTTAGGTTGAGATAACTCAAAACTCCCAGTAGAATTTATAATATTAGAATCTATATCTATAAGTTCCTCAGCGTCTTGATTAGCTATAGAATGATTTATATTTAAAAACCTCATTTGATTTAAACCGTCTACCCAATATACTTTATCAATAAGTTTGTTTTCAAAGTTATTAACAGCTTGTATAGGTTTTAAAATGTTAAAACCCATATTTCTTAAGTACAATAATGTTAAATCATTTGCTGCAAAGTTGTACTTCCATACACAATCAAATCCTAAACTATCAGTTGTAAACAATATTGCACCGTCTCTATACAACGTATGACCAATTATAATTTGATCAAGACTTTGTGACGGTCCAATTAATTCAGAAGTGTTATAAGATAAAGATTTTATACCATAAGAAATTGTTTTAGCAGAATAGTTAATAATTGGTACAGGAATTGTTAAAGTTAATAAATTACCTTTTTCATTAGTTACTGCACCTGTACTTTGAGAATCAGTGGCTGCTATTTTGATATTCTTACCTTCAAAATAAAATCCGTTACTAAACTTATTAGTAGTAACGTCTTGCATCATACCTCCGTATGAATGCTGAATATTCTTATTTGCCATAATTAGTTATATTTTTTTATAATCTCTTTTTCACCTAAGTTTTTAAATACATTAGCGTGACTATTTGTAACGATTATTAATCTGTTCAAACTATTCATAAGAGTTTCCATTTTATCCATTGTTGGCATTTGTAAACTAGTAAATGCTGATGGTATATAAAAATATCTCTTTTGTTGAATATATTCAAAAGCTTTATCTGTAATCTTACCCATAAGCCACATTGGCTCTAAATATCTACTTAGTATATAATACTCCATACCAAGCATAACCTTTTGATTATCAGGTATCATAGGATATCCATCTTCATCAGTAGCTATACCTCTGTAAGATACTTGAACATATCCAGTTGGTTGAGACGTAAATATAATACCTTTAGAGATGCTATAAGTATTTTCAGTAGAGTCACTATCACCAGCTTTATGGTATACATCTGTAGCAGATCTTAATGCTGAACCAGATGTAACTTTTAGATGTTTATCAACTTCTACACTGCGTACCCCCTGTAAATATAATATATCGCAAGGTAATTCAGCTTTATGCATTGTAAGTGGTAAAGGATCTGAAACTTTATCTTCATAAGCTACAGGTGCTCCTAATAACTTTAAAAATTCCAACCCGTATTCTGAAGCTTCATCAGCTGTTAGTTCTGCAGCTAAAGGATTCCTAAGCACTGTCCAAAGTACCGATCCCATTGATTTGTATGATATTACATCCATAGTTTTTTAATATAATAAGTGAGTGTCGTATTTTGGTTTATTTTCATCGTTAATACGTTCTCCAAGTTGTCTTGCAAAAGTTCTGTTAACTTTAAATGAAAATAAAGATTTATTTTTAAAATACAGTTTATATTTTTTAAAATGTATTCTAAACACATATTTAGAAGTATGTGTATTTAAATATCTAACTAATAACTTTTTAAATTTAGCTTCAGCATCTTCAAACCACAACTTGTTAGTAGCAAGCCAATCTACAGGTGATGTATTATAAAGTTTACCATTTTTAATCTTAGGTACACGTTTATCCTTCTTAATACTTAGTGTAGATCCAAGGTAAGGTATTGAATACTCAATATTATCTTCTATTATTAAGTTTATAAGTTCTTTGTTAAACATACTTATTACAGACGTGTATTTTGAATAAGGTATATTCAGTTCATGGTTATCTGATTTAAAAAAATTATAATAGTCTCTAATACCGTAGTCAGCTTTTATCTTACCTTTAGTACGTGTTTTATTCATTGTTAGAGTTGTTAGTTGTATCTTCAGGTATTTTTAACTTACCTAATAGTTCATTTACAATTTCAGTTTTAATTAAATCTATTAGATGTGATTGTAGCGGGTAATCTGTAGTTGCATCATCAAAGCATATTGTACCAGCAGGAGCCATATAAGACCTTAATTCTAAAGGGTCTTCAAATACTCCGGAAATACTAATTGATTCCATCATACCTACTGTATTTGACTCACTAAGTATGTAAATATACTTATCTGTATCTAAGAATGCAAATATAGATCTCTTATAAGGAGAGTGCTTGCTATAAATAGCTTTTTCTTTAGATACAAAGTTAAAAGGTAACGCTATTCTATTTGTAGGTTTAACTACAGTTATTGCAACTTTAGTATGTAACTCTAATGGATTTGGAATAGGTCTTTTAGTTCTAAGTATTTTATCACACTCAATATCTAAACCACATTGATTAATAGACACATACTCTAGCTCTAAACAAAAAGTTTGAGTTACAGATATGTCTGTAGTCTTTCTAGTATCATTTAGCTCTTGTCTAAGATACTTAGCTCTTTTTATACCATATAAGTATGTTATATATCTATCAGATATATTACTGTCATCAGTATAAGCTTTTACACCTTCTCTGACGTCATAGATTATTTTTTGTAAATTCATATGTGTTTAAATGAAAAAAGGCTCTCACTAATAGTTATATCGGTGAGAGCCTTGGTTATAAGTTTTAGTTTTTTTAAAGTTCCATCATTACGTTAATAGGTGTAATACCTTGTAGTATAACACCGCATGCGATTGCAGGTTTAGGTCCTTCTTTACCATATGCCATAGCGTATGATTTAGCGTTTACACCACATCCAAGTTGCATCCCAAATATTTTAAATTTGCTACCTACAATCCACTCAGTATAAGCTTGAGAGTGTAAATGGCCTTGCACAATAGACTGTAAGTCTCTACGAGCTCTAGAGCGAGCTGTACCACCTTCACCGTGTATGTATAATACATTATCTATTTCAATTGATTCAATGAATTTCCAATTAGGTGTACCTAATACATCTGCATAATCTTTAATCCATAACTTTGATAGTCCGCTTGAATAAGCTTTTCTCATAATTAAACGATCGTGATTACCTATAATTACACTAGCTTTTGGAAAAGCCTCGTACCAAAGTTTAACTTGACTAATAGCTAATCTAAGCTCTTGTCCTGCACTATGACCATCAGGGTCAGTCTCGTGGTAGCTTGATGCATGGTTATCAATGATATCACCAATAAATACTACTTCATTACATTTGTACTTATTATAAGTTTCAACACAATGTTCTAGATATCCATCTAATCCAAATGGTAAATGTAAATCACCTATTGCTAATACATTTTTACCAGTCTTAGACTTCCTTACTTCTAAAGTAGGTTGTTTAACTTTATCTTTAAATTTAAAAGCTTCTATAAACACATTTCTATTACTTTTAACATTTAAATTATCAATTTCTTTTCTGTAATCTTTAGCTTGATAAGAAGTTGGTAAATTAGAAATTTTGTTTTCAAATCTAATTTCTCTTAAAGCAGCTTCACAATTGTCAATTGAACTAAGGTTTAAAGCTTTAGCTAAAGCATATTTTCCAAACTTTTGGTAACCTGGTTTGCTAATCAAAAATTCTTTTATTGATTCTTTACTTTTAATATGGCTCATATATATAATTTAATTTTAGCAAAGATAAGCATTTTTAAGTTAATAACCTAATTTTTAGGCAATTATTTTATAATTATTTTGTAATGTTCAATATTCTAAACACATAAGTAGCTTGAATTGTCTTATTCGAACCAAACCCTCCTAATATAATATCTCCTCGTTTATTTTGAATTCCAGCATTAACAAAGTATTCAGGTTTAATATCTATTAAGTTAACATTTAAACCTCCACCTGCGTATGCTGCAAATGTAGTCCTTTTGATTATAACTGGTAAATCAACTTTAATATCTTTACTTTTATAAGTTAAGTCTAATAAGTTTAAAGTTCCAGTAGTTTCAGCGTTAACTGTGATATCAATTTTTTCGTCTGAAAAAGTTTTAGTGTATGTATTAGTTTGCACTGAGTTTACATATAAGCTTAGCTTTGTAATACTATCGTTAGCTTTTAAATAATCTTCTACTAACTTTTTATCTACAGGTCTGTCAACTTTAACAATCTTATCTTTATATACAATACTATCTAAATATACAGTATCGATAACATTAGGTATAGGTTTAACTTTATCAAATTTACCTTTTATAATAGGTAAGCTTGTAGATTGAACTTTTTGTTTAGAGTTATTATAACAACTTCTCTGTACGAAGATTACTCCTAGTAATAAAACTATTATTACAAGCTTTATATTATTTTTTATTATTTCCATAATTGACTATATTAATGACTCTTTGAATAACTTATAATAGATAGCTATCAACTCAGCTTTGTCTGTACCATTTATAATTCTACGAGCACTTATTGGATTTTCAGTAGTATTATTAAAATACATTTCTAAACACTTACCAGTAAAGTCACCTACTGAAGATGACCCTTTAGTCATACCTTCGAATAGTATTTTAGTAGATATTTTTAAATCTAAAGCTAGTTCAGGCTTATTAAGTAAGTCTACGTTTAATAACCGCCCTAAAAGTTGATAATTTTCATACCAAGTTAATTGTACAAAACCTCTACCATAGTATAACTTGTTAGGAGTTGTATACGGCACCTTAGAATGCTTTATTTTTTTACCGTAAGGTCTAGTTCCACCTTTACCGTATTCTTCGATTGGCTGCATTGTTTTGGCTGTTTCGTGCCATACTGTTGCTAGCATATAAGCTAGCCAACGAGTATCTTTATATTTTATAGCGTCCCATTCATTTATAATAGCCTCAAACCCCTCAACTTGAAGTTGAGAGAGTTTGGTGAAATTAGAACGAACTTTCTTATAAAAATTAGCTTTGTTTATCATTTTCAATATCATTTAGATTAAATCTATCGCAATTTACGATAAACTGTGTTTTTAATTTGCAAAGTTTTTTAAGTGTCTTTTCAGATTTAGCTAATGAATTCTCTAATTGAGCTCTAGTATGTTGGATTTCAGATATCATCTCATCAAAAACATTGTTGTCTATACATACTAATGTCTCTGAGCTCATTATTTATGCTTGTTTAATGCAATCATATTGTTAACAAATTCATTTTGAAAGTTATTAACTTTAATCAATGCTTCATTATTAGCTTTTAATTCAGCTACAAATTCTTTATTTAAGCTTTCAAACTTTTCCATATAGGTTTTTGAAAGGTCTTGGTTTGTTTTAAATAGATATCTAATAACAAGCCCGAAAGATATTGCTATTGCTATTAATACGCCAGCGATAGTAGCATCTGTTGTTGAAAGCACACTATGTAGGTCATTAGTTGTTTGGAGTCCAATCATTTTAGTTTTTATTTTATTGTAAATATATTATTCTTCGTTTATAGGTGCTTGTTTATTTATGAATTTTTTAGAAGCTTCTGATAGTCCCATTAGTAATCCTTCAAAAACTAGTAAGCTATCAAATACACTAATTGCATATCTATTAACTTCTTTTTCTAAAATTTTATCACTAATTACTATAAAAGTTCCTAACATTAATATAAAAACAAATGTTGTTAAAATAGTTAAACTTTTTCTAGACCATTTTCCATTTGTTTTTAAAGTGTCATTTATTATTTTTTTCATATTATTTGTTTTAATTTCGTGAAATTCCTTGAATATTTAAAGAAGAATATTGTATTGATGTGCTACCTAAAACAGAGTTTGAAAGCCTTGCCATTATACGAAATCCGTTCACTTTTAATGCGTCACCAATATACAAAGAACTTTTATAAGTTTTGTTATTTACTGCAGTATTAAAAAGCGTAACATCATACACATCTGTAAAACCTCCGTTATTTTCATAAGGGAAATTTAAATCAACTCCTGCACTTATTCCGTTTGGTATTGAAAACCTTAATTGCATTGTCGCTTTCGTGCTTATAATTGTGCTTAGTGTTGTAAATTCAAACTCTAAGTTAAAATTATGCGGATAATTTTCGTTATAAGTAAACAAATTTGTTACGGGGTCGTAATGAAACATAAATTTACCTGTTACAGGGTCTTTACCGAAGGTATTAATAGTTTTATTTGCTTCTGTAGCATCAAAAACAATTGGTTGAAATGTTGTTGTAAGTACTAAAGGTGTATTTTTGCTTACAATTAAACGAGGGTCTGCTGATGACTGTGACATAAATTAAAAAATTATATATTGTGTTAAATTTGCCCCTATAGTTGCTTTACCATATTGTCCACTTATAATTAATGTACTTGCACCATCTATATTGACAGCGCCCACACCTGTAACTGTTACGCTATTTGCTGAACTGTCTGTCTTTTTAACGGTTACTTTATAGCCTTGTAAAGCAGTAAAAGTTGGTAATGTAATGGTAATATTACCACTTGTAGCGTTTACACTTAAAACCAATTCATTGTTGTTTACAAACTCCGAAATTGTTACAGTTTTATTTACTACTATTGTTTGGTTGGTGTATAGTGTTTGCGCTTTTACAAAAGCAGTAGTAGCAATTTGAGTTGTATTCGTTCCTGCTGTGGCTGTTGGGGCTGTTGGTGTTCCCGTGAGTGATGCTGAACCTATAAAATTTGTTGCCTTAATATTACCGTTAACTTCTAATTTTTCTGTTGGATTTGAAGTACCTATACCAATATTACCAACTGGAGAAATACGCATTTTTTCACTTATATCAGACCCATTACCAGTTATAAATGACAAATCAATTTCATTGTTACCACCGTTAGTTGATCTAATTGCAGAATACCTAGTACTATTAGATGCAGAAGGTCCAAATCTTAATTCAGAGCTAGACCCTAATGCCGTATTAGGATTAACTATAGCCATTACACCACCTAACCCAGCAGAAACAGATTTTGAAATTTCTAACTGAGTAAATGGAGCAGTTGTTCCTATACCTACATTACCACTACCTGTAATTTGCATTCTTTCTAAAGCATTAGTGAAAAACGAAATGGGTTTTAAAGCTGAATTAAACATAAACATTTTACCATCATCATATTGCCCAAAAAGACCTGATTCACCAGCAGTTACGTTTGGACCACCTTTTACAGCTACATGAGCAAAAGAAGTTGCTGTTGTATTTTCTACTCTTATACCAGCTGTACCTCCACCATTATTTATAACTTTAAAATTTCTACTAGTACCATTGAGTAACACATTACCTGCGCCATCATCAGTCATGCTTCCATTACCTTGAGTATTTGCCCCCGTCCATCTTGTAGATGTATTTACCGTTCCCGTTCCTGTGATTGGGTTTGTAATAATGTTTTGTTTTAAATCCAACTGCGACTTAACTACAACTTGATTTGATAGTGTTGCTGGACTTGCTGAAATTGTATTGCTTGCTACTATTTCTCCATTACCTGCTACTGAAATTAAGTTACTTGTATTTGCATTATTTCTGACTCTAAAAGCAATGTCTGTAGATAAATCACCTTGCGACCTTACATCTAGCCTTGCACCTGCGGTTGTAGCACCAATAACTAAAGATGTATTTCCACCTGTTAAATCAATTCTTATTTTTTCGCTTAAAGCACTGTCAGAAAAACTAAAAATATTAGCAGTGTTGTAAAATCTTGTTGCTAAAGTTGAAAATATATTTGTACTTGAATTTGTCGCAAAAAGTCTTAAATGTTGAATATTATCGGGGCTTTGGATTTGTATATTTCTACCTCCATTCACTACCATTTGTGCTGAACTAAAATTGTACATAATTGCCGAAGCACTAGGATTAGCAG